TTTCCTCTTTCTATTCCTTCCCCGCCTTGCTAGATTTCGTTCATGGAATCCCTCTTGGTCAATCTAGGCAGGGCGGTGCCGCAGCAGATGGGCGGGCGAGACTACCTCGTCGCGCCGCTGACGCTGATCGTGCCCGGAGTCCTCAACGGCAGCCAGGGTCCGATCTACTACCCCGAAGACGAGGTCGAGCGCTGGCCCGGCCTCTGGAACCACGTCCCGCTGGTCGTCTACCACCCGGTCGAGGATGGGCAGCACGTCACCGCCAGAAGTCCCGACGTCCTCGACAAGAGCGGGGTCGGGTTGGTGCTGAGGGACCAGTACGTAGACAACAGGCGCAGCGCCGAGGCGTGGTTCGAGGTCGAGGCTACCAAGCGGGTCGACAAGACCCTCGCTCCTGCAATCCGCATCCTGCCGAGACTCCTCTCTGGCGCCCCCATCGAGATCAGCACCGGCCTCGACCTCGACAAGGAGCCTGCTCCCAGCGGAGCCGTCCACAACGACACTCCCTACGAGCACATCGCTCGCAACTTCCGACCCGACCACCTTGCCATCCTCCCCGATGCGAAGGGCGCCTGCTCGAACAAGGATGGCTGCGGGGTCAACGTCAACGAAGAATCCACACCAACTGAAGGAGACGTAAGCATGACTCGGAAAGACATGATCCAGCACCTGACCGCCAACTGCGACTGTTGGAAGGGCAAGGGCGACAAGGCGATCCTCGACAAGATGGACGACGACAAGCTGACCAAGCTCGTCAACCAGTCGAGGGTGGTCCTCGTCGTCAACCAGATCAAGAACAAGAAGGCCAACGCCGGCGGCGACGAGGCGGTTGCCGGGGTCCCCTGGACCGAGCTGGCGACCCTGCTCGGCGTCGACCTCAATCCGGCAGACGACCCCATCGCATTCGCGGCGGCGCTCAAGAGCAAGGTCGACGAGATCAGCTCGAAGCTCGGAGGCGCTCCTGCCGAGCCGGTCATGGACGATGGCGTCACGATGGGAGCGACCCCGGCTGCGGACGACGAAGATGAGGACAAGGTCGCGATGTCCGCGACCGAGGGCGGCACTCAGGAGAAGGTTGGCAACAAGAAGAAGGGTAGTGTGGCTGCGAAGCCGCAGACCGCGACCGAGTGGCTCAAGGGTGCGCCGCCGGAGGTACGCTCCGCCGTAACCAATGCGATGAGCCTGGAGAAGCAGGCCAAGGCCAAGCTCGTTCAGCGTCTCGTCGGCAACGTCTCGGATGCGGCCAAGCGTCAGGCGACCGGAGCCAAGCTAATGACCAAGAGCCTCGACGAGCTGCAAGAGCTGGTCAGCCTGATCCCCGAAGCGCCGGTGCAGAACGGCCAGCGCCAGGAGGCCCTGACCTTCGCCTATGCAGGTGGTGCGGGAGCCGGCGGCGGGATCGTGGGCAACGAGGAGGAGCAGGACGACTCGGACAACGTGCTCCCGGTCTTCGCAGTCAACTTCGAGGAGATGGCCTCGCCGAAGCTGCGCAGGCAGCAGACGGCCTAGCGCCGACCACTGACGATCACCGCCCAATCAATATACACAACTCAACCGGAGGAATTGACGATGGCACGAGGAAACAAGATCGTGGTGAACCCCGACGCCAGGGGGCACTTCGAGTGGGGCTACTTGGCAGGCTCCTACAAGCCGGGCATGATCCTCCAGATCGACCCGTCGGTCGCTCTCAAGGCTGGCAAGCACACCTGGACCGTCTACGATCGCGCTGCCGACGGCGACCAGCCGAAGGGACCCTTTGCGGTTCTCGACTACGAACCGTATCTCGGTCGGGACGCAAACACCGCCTACGCCTCTGGCGACTTCGCCAAGATGTACTTCCCGCAGGACGGCGACGAGCTGAACCTGCTGGTCACCAACCTCACCGGCACTGCCGATGACCATGCGGTCGGCGAGATCATGATGGTCGACGACGGCATCGGCATGCTCGTCGCGACGACCGGCAGCCCTGAGACCGAGGTCGCGGTGCTGCTCGAAGCGATCACCGATCCGAGCGCGGACACCCTCGCCTGGTGTCGCTGGTCCGGCCACTAGCAGTCGTCCTCGCCCCTGAGTCCATCACAAAATTTGACATCAACGGAGGAAGCGAAAATGTTGCAAGATTACGTATTGAACGGGCAGGGCTTCGGCAGCGCCGGAGCCGCGTTCAACGTCACGAACAAGATGACCGGGAGGTTCGACCCCGGCCTCTTGCGGCCCTTCATCGAGACTGACCCGATGTCCCCCGATCTCGGCAGGGCCTGCGCTGAGATTCAGGTCGGCACGGTCTACAACCGAGAGACCGGGCGGGCCGAGCCAAAGCGCAAGAAGTACCGCATCGAGGCGCTCCAGGCGAAGGGCATCAACAGTCCGGTCTTCAATGCGACGACCCTGCTCCGCGACGACTGGATTGAGATTGACCGGGCCGTCGAGCGAGCGACCCGCCAGCGCCTGACTGCCTGGGCTGACTTGTTGGCGGCCTCTCGCAAGGGAGGCTTCGATGCTTGGAGCAAGATGACCCTCGAATACAATGCGGTGACCGATGCCGGCGAGGTCGTCAAGGACATGGATGCCACGTCGCCAGGACGCGATGACACTCCGACGGCAATCATTCGCTCGGTCCCGCTGCCGGTCATCCACGGCGACTTCTCCTTCCCTCAGCGCCTGATCGACCAGTCTCGATCCTCTGGCATGCCTCTGGACACCGAGATGGTCGAGCAGGTCACCCGTCGTGGTTGGGAGCTGGTCGAGAAGACCCTCATCGGCACCGAGACCGGCATCACCTACGGCGGTCGCACCACTGGTCCGATTCCGCAGACCGGCGCCTCGACCGAGTTCGGCTACACGAACTTCCCCTACCGAGTGACCAAGGCTGACCTGACTATTCCGACCGGGACCAACCCCGAAGCGGTCGTGCAGGACATCCTGGAGATGATCGAGACGATGTACGCCAACGGCTACTTCGGCCCGTTCATCCTCTACCACTCGACTCCGTACTCGATCTGGCTCAATAGCGACTACTTCCGCAGTGGCTCGACCTCTGCGGTCCGTCTGGTCCGCGAGCGGATCATGGAGATCGACGGCATCAGCGACATCCGGCGCCTCGACTACCTGACCTCCGGCTACCAGCTCTTGCTGCTGGACCTCAGCCGTGGCCAGTTCCAGGCCATCGACGGCATGCAGCCGAGGACCGTGCAGTGGAACGAGCGAGGCGGCATGCTCCAGAAGTTCATGGTCATGATGATCCAGGTCGCCCTGATGCGTGCCCCCTCGAACGGCATCGTTGCCGAGATTCACGGTACGACCTCTTGATGTGACGACGGCAGAAACTTCGCCCCTCATAACTTTGACTTCACCTTGAGGAGAAATGGCATGGCACTGTTCAAATTGCTGGTCGGTCAGCACATCGCGACTGACCCTGACTCGCCGGAGTTGACCCCGGAGCAGATCAAGGTCGGGGCTAAGCGCCCCTCGCGGACCTACCCCGAAGGCTCGACCATCGAGTCTGACGAGGACCTGGCCGCCAAGCACGGGGCCGCGAAGTTTGTCCTGCTGAGCGGGACTCCCAAGAAGGTCAAGGGTCCGAAGGTAGAGGCCTCTGCCGCGCCAGGCGGTCAGGTCTCGACCGGTTTCCAGTCGGCGACCGGGACTCCGCAGGGCACGATCTCCGGCCCAGCGCTGGACAAGGAGGTCGAGGGAGATGCGAAGGCAGAGACTGCTGAGAAGGGTTCTCCGCCGAAGACTCGCGAGGAGGTCGAGGCGTCTCTTCAGCGCATGAACGTCCAGCAGCTGCGCAACCTTGCTCAGCAGGAGGGCATCGACCTCCACGGCAAGAACACCAAGGCCGAGATCGTCAACCACATCATGGCGGTCAAGGACGACTGATCTCTCGACTCCTCGAACTCGGGAACTCTAGAGGAGGTGAGCGATGCAATGGTTGCCAGATACGATAGACGCGCTGACCAGGATGTTGCAAGAGGCGGGAGTGATCGGGTCGGTGGCCTTCTTGATGGCCATCACCGTTGCTGTTCTACTCTGGAAGCACTTAGGACAGATGCTTGATGTAGCCAAGGCCGGGGTGACGGCCAAGCTGATCTCTGATAAGGAGATCGTCGATCATCTGAAGTCTCAGGGTGAGACCCTCAAGGACATTTCTAGCTCGAACATTGCGATAGCTCAGAGGGTCGGCAAGCTACCCTCTGACCATCCTGAGTGCAAGGCTCAGAGTGCTAAGGAGATCACCGAGCTGTTCAAGGTAGTGCTGAGCAAAGGTGGGGTCAATCTTTCTGACGCCGAAGTCGAGATCATCGTCAAGCACAGGCAGGCTGTAGTTGACGCAACTGCCAAGCAGACTGGAGATATCCCGGCAAGGCGAGACTCTGACAAGAGATGAGCAATGGACAAGATCAGGTTCGTCATTGGCTTCGTCGTGCTAGGTCTCTGGGTTGCCCTTGCGGTCCATCTCATCTTGTCCTGCGACAAGAGTCTCAGGATCAAGGCAAGTGTCGCTGCGGGAGAGCATGAGAAGACCAGGGAGGTTCTTGGCAGGAAGATTGAGAAGGTCGAGAAGCTCTTGACGGCAAAGCAAGCGGAGGATGCCAAGGAGCTGGTCAAGGTCGCCAAGAAGCACGTCGATATTCTAACCAAGGTCTCATCGACTACAGAGGATTTTCGAGTCTCTCTGCACAGTACCTCGAAGTGGTCCAGGGAGTCGGACCTACTCGTCAAGGGGCCTGCTCCTCCCAGAGGTAGAGAGGGGGCGCAGGCTGTTATTGACTACTACTCAAGGCAGACCTCGGCGCTGATCGAGGTCCTCGGAGGAGAGTGATGTTCTTTGCTGAAACGAATGGAATCTTGATCAGCACTCTTTCGGTGCTAGGCATCTTCGGAGGAGCGGGAGCGGTGATAGCCTTCCTCTTCCGTCTACTGATCGCCTCCAAGGATCGTGAATTCGCCATGCTCTTGGCTCAGAAGGAAGTAGAGAGACTTGACCTTGAAGGGATGAAGAAGAGCTATCAAGAGATCGCTGTTGAGGCTCAGCAAACGGCGATCAACACAGCGAACTACTACCGCGAGAAATACGAGAGCAAGCCTCCCCTGATCATCGTTGCCCCGGTAGTGTCCGAGAGTCATTCGCCCTCGACGGCAAGGCAGAGAGAGACGGCCTTTATTGCTACCATGCGAGCGACGATGGCTAACATCAGACTTGCTACCGGACAAGAGTCAAGGCCGGAACCGGAAAGGGCCGTTGAGTCTCCTCCGACATTGCCCATGAAATAGAGGTGCAGTTATGATCAAGTGCGTGATATTCGTCGTACTCATGATGTTCTGGCTGTTCGGAGGAGGCTACTACGTCTACGGCTATCATCAGGCAGGCCCAGGCCTCTATGCTACCACCTTCATCCCCTGGTGCTGCGTTGTCATCTTGGGATGGTGCTTTTTCGAGCGGAATCCTCCGCCACGCTGAGAAGCGCAGAGTCTGCAAGCAACAACACAAGGAGTTCCAACCATGCAACGCTTTGCAATCATCGTCCTGATCTCCGGCTTCGGCACCCTGCCGATGGTCGTCTCCTCTCAAGAGAAGGAGCCGGAGCCGCAGAAGTTCATGACCGGCGCCAAGCCGACCCCCTTCGCGAAGATTCTCGAAGCGGTCAAGTCGGGCAAGGCTGCGGTCTTCAAGGCCGAGGCTCCTCCGGCGAAGGTCATCGCGATTCCCCCGAAGCTCTCGATGTGGGGCAACTCGCAGTACGGTTGCTGCGTCACCTCGGAGTCCTGCTTCGCCATCGCTTGCTACTCGGTCTACGTCGGCAACTCTGACACTGAAATCTTCATCCCCGAAGCGACGGCCATCAGTTGGGCCAGAGCGCACGGCTGGCTCAACGGGGCTTTCCTCCTTGACGTGATCCAGGACATGCAGGCCGACGGGATCAAGGACTCGGTCGGGACCGTGCGCAAGGCCGGCAGGCCCTCGGCGGTCGACTACCGCGACGAAGAGACCCTCAAAAGCGCCATTGCTCAGGGGCCGGTCTCCATCGCCATCGCCTCGAACGCGCTCCCCTCCGGGGCCGGCAACGCCAACGGCTGGTCGGTCGCCGGGGGAAGAGCCTTCCCGAACACCGACCACTGCGTCAGCCTCGGAGGGTACGGTTCCTCGGCAGAGCTGTTCAAGGCGCTTAACGTCTCGGCTCCCGCCAACTTCCCGGCCAACGGCTACCTGCTCTTCACCTGGAACACCATCGGGGTCGTCGACCACAAGTGGCTGCTGAACACCTGCGTCGAGGCTTGGGTCAGGAACCCCACCATCGTTGGCCTTGACCCGCCGCCCCCTCCACCGCCGGGCAAGCTGACGGTCAACGTCGCCGATGTCGCCGGAGGGGTCGGGGTCCCTGTCAAGTTTTCTCCTGGCGCTTCGGGTGGGACGGCCCCTTACATCTTCCTCTTCGAGTACGGCGACGGGGTCCAGGACGCCTCAGGTTCTCATACCTACAAGGCCGCCGGGTCTTACAAGACGACGGTCACAGCGGTTGACAGCCTCGGCCAGGTCGGGACTGGGACTTGCATCGCCACCATCGGCTCATCTCCCCCGCCTCCTCCGCCGATCCCCGGACCTGGAGGCTACCAGTTCATCATCCCGCAGGACATCCCGAAGGGAACCTACTATGCGGTCGACCCGGCGGACCTCGCCGAGATACAGCGCCGGCTCGACCTGATCACGGGCAAGCTCAAGGCGCCGAAGAAGTAGTCGAGCATTAACATCATCACAACTCTCAACGAAGGAGAACTTCTATGGTATGGGTAAACGCTCAAGGCAATCCGGTCGCTATCAAGACCGTGACGATGGCCTTCGATCTTCCTCAAGAGGAGGCCGTCGGTGCCTCCATCGCCAAGGTCAACTGGGGAGGAGTCCTCGGCGCCGCCATCCAATTGATCATCGCCCTGATGTCGGGCAACACAGCAGGCATCGCTGCTGCAATGCAAGCCCTGATCAATGCGATCATCGCGGGTGCGGTGGTCCTTGGCTTGGGGCTGGCCTTGGCCTCTCCCGCCGAGGCTCAGTCTCGACGGAAGGCCGCCGGAGGCTGCGCAGACGGCTCTTGCGGCATTCCTCAAGCGGCTCAAGTGCAGTCGACCCCCCAAGAGTTCACCAAGCTGTTCGACAAGCCTTCTCGACCAGTTCAGGTCGTGCAACCGGCAGTGCAAGTGCAAACTGAGGTCCCCATCGCGGTCGGCATCTTTCCACGACTGAGAGAGCGATTGGAGTCGAGGCCGAGACTCTTGGGTCGCCGAGGTGGTTGCGGCTGAGCGTTACAGACGCAACTTTAACTTGAGAGACGGAGGCTGTCAATGGCATACAGACGATCTACTGCGACTCGCAACGCGGTGGCCGATGCGGAGGGCGACCTGCTCAACGGCGGGACCATTCAGATCAGGACCACGGCTCAGCCGACCAACGTCGGGGATGCCGCCGGAGGGACGCTGCTGGGCACCCTTGGCTTCTCGGCAACAGCTTTCGGCGTGCCTTCGACCGGAGTGGTCACTGCCGGGGCGATCAGTAGCGACACGAACGCCGATGCCAGCGGCACGGCAGGACATGCCAGGCTGCTCGATTCCGGGGCCGCGATCCACTCGGACGCGACCTGTGGGCAGGGGTCTGGTGACTTCAACTTTGACAACAACGTCATCGTCGCCGGTGGGACCATCGCCGTGTCGTCCTTGACTCTCACGGCGCCTATCTGAGGAGAATTTCGCATGGCAACCGTTCCTAGAGTCGGCGGCTCCTTCGCTCCGCCGCTGACCGACGAGCTGCTCATGAAGTACGAGGCGCTCGTCAACGACCTCGACCCTCAGTTCCCGGTCAGGGATGCGATGGTCAAGCTGCTCGACTGCTGCAAGCAGTGGTGGGATTTGCCGGAGTCTGTCGGCGAGGGCAAGCCGCATCCGAGCGGTCGCGGCAACATCGTCGGCCTTGACGAGCCGATCAAGAAGGCTCTGTGGGACCACATCCCCTGGTCGCACGAGTTGAAAGCATTCGGCGTCCTCTTCGATGGTATCGATCCAGTCAAGCAGAAGGAGCTGCGCGACGCGGCTCATCACTTGCTCTGGCACGTCGTCGAGTTGGACCTCGACCGCGAACCGATCACTACGGACAAACTATGAATCTTCAAGGAAAACACGACGACCTGCGCATCCTGGTACTTTTGATGGTGCTGTTCTTCATTGCCATGCTCATGGCGAGGTAAGACGTGGCTGGACCGTACATCTTTGATCGGACTAAAGAAACCTCAACCACAACCGACACCGGTACGTACACGCTCGCCGGCGCTGTCACGGGGTTTCGCTCGTTCTCGGTCGTCGGCAACGGCAATACCTGTTTCTACTGCGCGGAGAACGGCGTCGATTGGGAAGTCGGCGTCGGCACCTACACGCTCTCAGGCACCACGCTTGCACGCACTACCATCCTCGCTTCGAGCAACGGCGGCGCGGCGGTCAGTTGGGCGGCGGGGACGAGGAACGTCTTCATCACGGCACCGGCGGATTGGTTTGGGACTCCCTGGACGCCGGGAGCTATCCCTTTCGCCGTGGCCAACGGGTTGCAGGGTCAGGACCCAACCGCGCTGTTCTGGGATGCAGCCAACGACTTCCTCGGCCTCGGCACAAATGCCCCCGCGCAGCGCCTGCACGTCTCCACCGGCAACGTCCGATTCGATCATGTCGCCGTCCCTGCCGCTTGTGCCGCTGCGTTAGCCGGACTTGGCGCAGGCAACGTGGACAACGGCAATCATGTCTACAAGGTCGTGTTCACCACGGCACTCGGAGACTCCGACCTCGGAACCGGCGTCGTGCTGACCGTCGCCAACAAAACCACGAACGGGCAGGTATCTCTTACCTCGATTGCGACCGGCACCGCAAACGTCGTGACCTCGCGCAAGGTCTACCGGACCAAAGCGGGCGGCGGGCCGTTCTACTTGCTCACCACCATCGCGGACAACACGACCACCACCTACATGGATAACACGGCTGACTCGTCGCTGACCACCATCCCCGTGGCGCAGACTTCGACGGCCGGGCGAGTGTACGCTGGAGCAACCGGCGGAGCAATCTTCACCAGTGGCGCCAAGCTGCAAGGCGCATTCTTTGATCGCTCCGGTGCCGTGCGCAACGTGATGGCCTACGGTGCGATGGGTGCCGGGACGACGAAGCAGAACGGCGCGATGACGGCACTTGGCGTCACCCTGACTTCAAGCGGCTTCGCCGCCACGGATGTCGGCAAGGTTTGCTCCGTCGCATGGGCCGGCACGAACCAGATCGCCAATCCCACCACGGCTGCGACCGTCAACATCACCGGCGGCGGCTCAACGGGCGGCGGACTGGCGGCAGGAACCTACAGGGTCAAGTACACCTGGGTTACAAGCTGGGGCGAGACGACGGGCGGCACGAGCGAATCGACGACGTTCACTCCGGCGGCTGGAAATATTCCCCGGGTGACGATTCCTTCTTTGCCTGCCAACGCGACGGGAGCGAACATCTACTTGACTCCGGTCGGCGGAACGACCAACACGGAAATCCTCTACTCGACTGGTATCACGGGCACGACTGCGGACCTGGCGCTCGTGCAGCGGACGGACGGCGCGACCGTGCCGGCGGTCAATCTGACGGCGGGGCCGCTCAACTCCGTCATCAAGACGTTCAACAGCAGCACCTCGGTCGATCTCGCGGATGCGGCCACGAACACCGTGACATCTGCTGACGTGGTGTACGGCTGGGACGACACGGCGGCTTTCCAGTCAGCCATCGACGTTGGACCTGGCATGATCTTCGTGCCGCCCGGCAACTTCATCCTCTCGACGCTCAAACTTGACACGTACCAATGGCTGTACGGCGCAGGCTGGGGCACTCAGTTGATCCAGAGGGGCGGCACGAACGGACACTTGATAAGCAACCTCACCACGACGAGCTTAGGCAGCGGCGTCTACAACATGACGCTCAACGGCTTCCGTTCACATGCGACCTTCGCCAACGACGCTGTCCACTTCGCAGATGCGACGAGTCAGGGCGATGAAATTTACACGATTCACAACTGCTTCATCACCTCGTGGAGCGGCAACGGCGTCTACCTCGGCAACGAAGTTCGTGAAGTGCGCATCTTGAGTTGCTACATCCTTTATTGCAACTTGATCGGCCTCCTGATCGACACGTCATCGACGGATCACTCGGTTTTGCAGCTCGACGTTGGGCACTCCGGCGTTCAAAACATCAAGCTCGTCGGCGGCACGAACCGGCTCGGCGGCGTCAAGTCGTTCTGGCCGGGAGATCGCACATCTTCGCTTGGCTACGGGTTCCACATCGTCGGCGACAACAACGAGTTGTCGGGCTGTGAGGCGCAGGATTGCACTTCGCACGGTTGGTTCCTGGAAGGATGCGACCGGACGGCGATCTCCAACGGCACGAGCAACAACAACGCGGGCGATGCGTTCCGGCTCGATGCTTGCACAGACTGCAAAATCTACGGGCAGGTGCTCGACTTCAACCGGACCACGAGCACGTCGATCATCAACCTTGTCAACAGCGCTTTGAGGAACCAGACGCTCATCGCGTTCAGCGCCGGCTCGGTTGCTTCAGGCATCCAATACGTCCAAGGCACCGTCACGGGCAATGACATCCACGTCGGTCCCGACGGTGGGTATCAAGTTCCGGCCTTTCCAGGTACGCGTACCTGGACCGTCGTCGCGGCGACCGATGTGATAACGACCAGTTCGGCCCACGGTTTGAGCCTGAATGATCCAGTCTTGGTCAGCAACAGTGGCGGCGCTCTCCCTGCGTCCACCCCGCAAATCGTCATCAACATACCGTATTACGTTAAGACGATACCAAGTTCGACCACACTCACGCTCTCCGCAACTCCTGGCGGTGCCGTCATCGACTTCACGGGGACTGGAACCGGCACGCAGACGATGCAGCTGCCGTTGCTCCCGAATCCATACCAAGGCATCTACCACCAGCTCACGCTGACGGCGGACACGCCGGTCGCCAACACGGTGAGCGAGCACCAGGGACAGAGACTCTCTTTCGAGTTCACGCAGGACGGTACTGGTGGGCGGCGCATCCTTTGGGGGGATTCGTACTCCGTTCGGCGGTGGACTCCGAACACCGCCGCGAGCAAGATCAACTCAATCGAGTTCATCTACAACGGAACTACTTGGGTCCAGTTAAGCGGCATCAACGACTCGTTCCCCAGCCCGGTGATCCTGGACAGGCAGACCACGACGGTAAACTTCCTGGAAGCCGCCGGGGACCAGACTCTTTATTCGGTAGCAATCGCGGCGGACTTGCTGGGGCTAAACGGCGGCGTGCAGGTTCGGATTTACTTCGACTACGCTCACGCGAGCGGCACGGCCCGCATTATAACATTCAAGGTGCAGTTTGGTGCGACGGTGCTATGGGCAGACGCGACGACCGCCATGCCGGTCGGGGCCGGTACGCGCATCTGCATGATGGAATTGAACCTATCTAACCGAAACGCCACGAACTCGCAATATTTGGCGGGCATCCTCCATCAAGGCAGCATGGCCGCAGCCACGACCGGGCAAGGAGACCTGTTGGCCGGGCCGGCGGCGACCACGAACTTGGACAACCCATTCGCTGGCACGTCGGCTATCGACACGACGGTGACGAACACGCTGAGCGTTCTCATCAATATCGCCGTGGCGACTGGCGTTGACCCGAGCGCGAACCGTCAACTGGCAATCGCAGAATTTATACCTGGGAGCTAAATGCCTGGATTCGGCACTGTCTCTGAACTGCCCACATCGACTCTGCCGGCTGAGGCGGGGGCGGGGACTTTTACAGCCGCAGCATCGCTCGTCAGCGGTAGCAGTACGCTCGCGGCGTCCGAGACATTCAGCCCCGGTACTCATACGGCATCTGCTGGACTGACCAGTCAACCCTCGACCTTGGTGGTCTCTGCCACATTCAGGCCGAAGTACACCGCGGCCGTCGGATTAACCAGCCAGCTCACGACGCTCGCGGCGACAGCAACACACGTTCGACCGACCTATACAGTGACGGTATTGCTGGCAGGCGGCCAATCAGTATTAGCAGCATCTGCTATATTTAGCCCTGGCATTCACACGGCCGCAGCGGCGTTTGCATCAGGCTCAACGATGCTCGCGGCCTCTGCTATGTTTTCGCCCGGTACCCATACCGCGACGGTTTCCTTGGCGTCCACGATTAGCGCTCTGACAGCCTCGGTCACGTTCAGCCCTGGGACGCATATGGCGACGGCGGCGCTATCGTTACAACAAACTATGCTGGCAGCAACCGCGACATTCACAGTGCCGATCTACGTGGCAACGGTTGCATTGACTGGCGGTTCGACGATGCTTGCGGCAACCTCGATCTTCGCGACGTCCATGTTCAGCGCGGCGGTTGCGCTGACGGGCGGATCGTCCATACTCGCTGCAAGCGCTACGTTCAGGTCAAGGCACGTAGCTGTCGTTTCATTGGTCTCGCTCAAGACCGCGCTGGCAGCGTCGGTTACTTTTGTGGCGCCGTCCTACGTGGCTGCCGTAGCCCTGACCTCGCAACCGTCCACGCTCTCGGCCAACGCGCTGTTTAGGCTGATCTTCAGCGGGGCAGGGGCACTGGTTTCTCAGCGTACCGCGCTGGCGGCAAGCCTGATATTTGTTGCACCGGCAGCTCCTCTATATGCAGTGGGTGCCAAGAGATTTGTCATCGTAGATCGACGAGGCAGTTTTGTCATCGTAGATCGACAAACTCGATTCGAGACAGAGGATCGGCCTTCTACGTTCGAGGTGGAAGCATGACTGGGACGTTGGACGGAATTTTAGAGCTGCGGATTGGCGAGCAGGGCATCCTGACCGAGATCGACTTCTCCTCTCGACACGAGATTGCCGATGGCGGCCAGACGATCAGCAGTGCGGTCCTCGAAGTGTTGAAGGACGATTCGGTCTCGACCGGCCTGAGCTTGGCATCGCAGACTCTTGATCCCTCCTTGAAGATCGTTCAGTTCAAGGTCACGGTCGGCGCCGGGGCTGAGGTCGGAGACAAGTATGAGATCAAGGCGACTGTGACGCTGTCGGGCGGAGCCGTGGTCGTCGAGTGCCTTGGAGTGGACATCATTCCTTGCTAGGTGAGTCATGAGAACTAATGCCAATGCGGTCAAGGCCCTCCTGCTTCCTGGCAGGGACTACGACTCGGAGCAAGCGCCGAGCCTGAACCCGTTCATCGAGACGGCTTCTGCGATGGTCGACGATGTCGTCTCTTGCATGGCCGCGAAGGGAGCAACGGCATACCCCGCAAAGAGGCTAGAGCTGATCGAGCGCTGGCTGGCGGCCCACTACTTCAAGGTCAGCGACAAGGGGTACTCCAGCCGCAGCACCGAGGGAGCCTCCGGCAACTTCGACGGACAGACTGCGATGTACCTTGAGTCCTCCCTCTACGGACAGACAGCCCTGCGCTTGGACCCATCAGGCTGTCTCGATGCCGCCGGCGGCAAGGAGCTGAAGATCGCAGGGGGAGGGTGGCTCGGTAGGTCGCCCTCGGAGCAGATGCCTTACGAGGACCGACGCTGATGCCTGCCTTCGAGACTATGGACCGACTTCAGAAGGCGGTCTACTGGGCAGTGGTGACTCGGGCCGACGACATGGGACAACCCCAGGTCTCTGCTCCAGTCGAGCTGAACGTGCGCTGGGTCTGGAAGCAGGCGATGATGCGCGGGGCCGACGGCAACCCGGTGACGGTCGACGCACAGGTCGTGGTCGATCAAGAGTGCAACGTCGGCGGGGCGATGTTCGAGGGCGAGCTGGCAGACTGGCTAGGCTCCGGCTCTGCTGACATGGACAATTCGGTGATGGAGATCGTCGCCTACAACGAGACGCCGGACATAAAGAACAGGAACGTCAGGAGGACGGTTGGCCTCAAGTTCTACAAGGACGTCCCGCCGGCACTGGAGCAGTAACATAGCGAGCATCAAGAACCTAGAGGCGCTGGACAGGGAGCTGCGAGAGAGAGCTGCGCAAGCTCTCAAGGACTCCGGCTCGGTGGTAGTCGGCTTCACTCAGAACTACGCGATCTATGTTCACGAGAACCTCGAAGCCTACCACCTCGTTGGGCAGGCGAAGTTCTTGGAGCAGCCGGCCAGGGAGCTGTCTCAGGGCGGAGTCCTCTCGCGAATCGTCGTCGAGGTGATGCGTCAGGGCAAGACGATGATGCAGGGCCTCCTGCTCGCCGGCCTGCGCATCCAGCGCGAAGCCCAGAGGCTGGTCCCGGTCGACACCGGGGCGCTCAAGAACAGCGCCTTCACGAGGGTCGAGAGATGATCGAGGCTCTGTGGTTCGCCCTGGGCTGGGTCGCCGGAGTCCTGACGACCTTCGGGCTGCTCTACTTCGCGGCGACGAGGATAGCGAGGTCCCTCTTCGTCCAGCGACCGCCGAGAGAAGTGCAGGAAGCTCCTCTAGTCGAGCTGGTCAAGAAGAAGCACAGGACCATGTGGGGATAGCAGATGCGAGTACTGACGCACTCACCCGCCGACGTCATCAGGAAGCTCCTAGTGGACCTCTCCCTGGGAGCGCTCGCGTCTGAAGCTTCGGCGACGAACTGGCCGGTTTACTTCTCGGCAGAGCCGGTGACTCCCGACAACGCAATCACCGTCTACGACACGCCGGGGGTCAACAGCGGCAGGTCGATGGTAGACGGCAAGAAGATGGGCCTCTACGGATTCCAGGTGCGGGTGCGGGCGACGGACGCCAGGGTCGGCTGGATCAAGGCCCACGCGATCCAGGCGACCCTCGCCGAGGTGGTCTACGACGAGACGGTCGTCATCGGCGCCTCTCGCTACCTCGTCCACGCGGTCTCGAAGATCGGCGACGTGCTCTCGCTGGGCAAGGACCTCAACAGCGCCAGGAGCTTGTTCACGCTCAACGCAGTCACCACTATCAAGCAGATTTCATAAGGAGATCAGACAATGCCTCCAGTAGCTACGACTCGACAGACCCCGGTCGGCATCATGCTCGAAGACGGATTCTCCTCGAAGATATCCTTCGAGCGCGACCGCGACGTCTCCTTCTGGGAGAAGTCGATGAAGCCACCAGGCGCCGACGGCGGAGACGCCATCGAGCAGACGACGATGCACAACCTCGTCTATCGGACGATGGCATCAAGGGCATTGATCACCCTGACCGAGAGCACCGGCAAGTGCGCTTATGACCCCGCCGTCTACTCTCAGATCATTGCACTGATCAATCAGGAGGGGACCATCACGCAGATATTCTCGGACGGCTCGACCCTGGCCTACTTTGGGTTCCTCAAGAGCTTCGAGCCAGATGAACTCCAGGAGGGGGTGCAGCCCGAAGCCTCGTTCACCATCGTGCCGACCAACCGCGACCCGATCACCAAGGCCGAGGCCGGTCCCGTGCTAACCTCCGTCAGCGGCACGTAGTCGATCATTCGCCCCTGACCAACCACAAGGAGCATCCCATGCAAGCAGCGAATCTGGAAATGGACCTCGAAGGACTCAAGCCCATCGAGGTCCCCGTCAAGTTTCAGGGCAAGCGCTACCTCCTCAAGGAGGCGTCCGAGGGGGCGCAGCTTGAGCACCGGGACGGGACCCTGCGAGCGGCCAAGCCGAACATGGAGACCGGCAAGCCGACCACGATGGAGGGGGTTGGCCTGGTCAATGCGAAGTTCTTGGCATCCTGTCTCTTCGAGGTAACGGAAGGCGGGCAGGTCCCCGTGACCGTCGAGGTCGTCCTGGCCTGGCCGACGAAGGTGGTCAAGATGCTCCGCGACAAGCTGCGGGAGATCACTGGCCTGCGGGAGGAAGAGGACGAGGTCTCTATCGACAAGCAGATCGAGGCGCTCAAGAAGAACAAGGCCGACCTCGCCAAGTTGAGGGAGTCGGCAAAAAACGGGCGAGGCGCTATGACGAGTGCTTCCGTCTAGCGCAGACCCTGAGCAAGCATCTTCATGAGGTCCTCGGTTGGCCCGGTCCGATGACCCACAGGCAGTTCAGGACCTGGCAGGCTTGGCTGGCGATGGAGTGGGACCGTCCTTCGAGGACAGACTGGTATATCATGGCTAACTCTTGCGAAGTCCGCCGGGTGCTCTCCAAGAAGCCCAACTCCATCCAGCCGACCCAGTTCAAGCTGCCCTTCGTGAACATCGAGCCGAGCAAGGTCTACGTCAGGAAGGAGGGCGGGCCTCCTGGTCCGCTGACGAGAGAAGAAGTGCAGAGGTATCGCAACGAGATGGCCAAAGCCGACGCCATCGCGAAGGTGCAGAAAGTCAAACCTAGAGGGCTGAAGTGAGCGAGACGGAAGTAGAATCCCTGGTGGTCAGACTGACCGGCGACGGCTCGGACTATGCGCAGATGCTCAAGGATGCTCGTGTGCAGACGCTGGAGGCTGCCGCACAGGTCCAAGTCGCCGCCGGCAGGATCGAGCAGTTCAGCGGTAGCCTCAAGGGGTTCGCCTCCGGGGCGCTCTCGGCACTGGGGGCCTTCGGCGCCGGCAACTGGCTGCGCGATGCGCTGGGGAACTTCCAGGAGGCCGAGACCATCGGCCTGCATCTCAATGCGGTCCTGGAGTCGAACGGCAGGGAGGTCGCTGTGCTGACTGCTCAGTACAACGACTTCGCATCCTCTCTGGAGAGGATCACGACCGAGGAGGACGACCACGTCCTCTCGTTGCTGGCGACCGCCGAGACCTACCGCATCACCGGCAGGGCCGCGGAGCAGGCGGTCTCGGACGCCATCGGCCTAGCGACCATCACCAAGGGGAATGCCGAGAGCCTGATCAGGCTGACCGCCGCCATCGCCAGAGGTGACATCGAGACAGCCATGATGATGGCGCGCATGGTTCCCCAACTGCGGAACATCAAGGACGAGTCTGAGTTCGTCGCCGAAGCGCAGAAGCTGGTCGCCGCCGGCATGAAGGCCGCCGCCGCCGAGACCGAGTCTTCCGCCGGAGCGATGAAGATGCTCAAGCGCGACTATGGGAACATGCTCGAAGATGTCGGCAAGATCGTCGCCGATACCCTCAAGCCGGTGATCAACGGAGTCCGCGAGACCATCGCCTGGTTCCGACAACTGCCGGACTCGGTCAAGACCGGCATCACCGTCGTCGCGATGCTGGCGGTCGCAGTGCTCTCGGTCGCCGCGGCGATCACCGTAGCCGGAGCGGTCTTCAACACCGCCTTCGGAGGAGTCGGCTTGATAATCGGCCTGGTGGTCACCGCTGGAGTCGCCATCGCGGTCTGGATATCCAAGCTCGGAGGGGTCAAGGAGGCTTGGGAGGTCGTGCAGAAGGCCGCCGGGGTCGCCTGGGAGTGGGTCAAGGCCAAGGCGCTGGAGTTCTGGGCCTGGCTCAAGCCGATCACCGACGCAGCAGTTGCCTTTGCAATCACTGCTTGGGGGATCATCAAGACGGCAGCCATTGCGACTTGGGACTTCATCGTCGTAGCGGCAACTCAGGCTTGGGACTTCATCATCTCCGTTTGGGAGGGCATCTTCGGTGATGCCAAGATCAACTGGGAAGACGTTCAAGACGTGATTCAGCGGGTCATCCTCTTCGCTGAGTTCACCTTGCTAAACTTCGAGGAGGTCATATCCCTTGTTTGGGTTGCAATGAAGCTCGATGCCTCTATCGCTGCCGACAGCGTCAGGAATGGTTTCATAGGAATCGCCGCCGCTGGAGCCGCGACTTGCAAGACTTTGGGCAGGACCTTCACCGACCTCTGGAAGGTCATTCGAGGTGAAGATGCTGGACCGATCCGGGGCATATCGGAACAGTGGCGAGAGGACTTCGAGAGCATTGCCTTAAGTCTCGGCGGAGGAGTGAGCGATCTGACCAGGAACTTGCAAGCGGAGTTCGACCAGATGAGCGAGGGCCTCTTCGAGTCCTTCGAGGATTTCGTTGCCATGAGACGCAGAGAGTTTGCGACCTTGGCGGCAGCTGCCGAATATCCCAAGAAGAGTCCAGCAGCTCAAGAACTGGAACAGATGAAGAAGGCTGTCAAGGAGGCCGAGAAATTCGATGCCGTCCTGCGAGGCAGCGCCGAGGGAGTCGCTCGGATCATTGCCTACCAGGAACGCTTGACGGCGGTCAGACCGGGGGGAGCAGGAGGATCAGGGGCGCCGGCGAGCATGGGCGGCGGCATCCCCTCCCCCTCCGTCGCGAGCCTGAGCGGTCCAACTCCCGCTAACACCTCGGTCCCGACCGACGCGGGCAGGGACAGGACAGTGGCGCTGCTGATCTCCATCGACGGCCACCTCGCTCGATTGGCAGGGCGACCTCCGGTGACCTTCTCCCCCTCTAACGTGACGGAGTAGCAGTCTCATGACCACCAGGATCGTTGGCCCTCGCGAGTGGCAGATGCAACGCTTCGCTGATGGCCACCGCGAGTACAAGCTGAAGCACTTCCTCGAATGCGACCCGGAGGACGGCCCATTCAGCGCCTTGAACACTCCAGGCTTGCCGCTGCCCGGCTCGATCTGGGCCTTCGGTGGAGAGATCGATCCCTGGGCCTACTGCGAACAGACCGCCACTATCACTCCGTCTCTGGCCAACGAGCCGAACCGCAACTTCACCGTCGAGCAGACCTTCTCGACCAGGGCACCGAGCCGCTGCCAGGACACGACGATAGAGGACCCGCTGCTGGAGCCGCCGGAGATCAGCGGCAGCTTCGTCTCGAAGGTCGAGGAGGCGCTCAAGGACCGCTTCGGCAGGGCGATCTTGACATCCTCTCACGAGATGATCCGAGGACCGCAGAACGAATGGGACGTCGGGCAGGATACTATCAAGATCGTCCAGAACGTCGCTAGTGCCTATCTTGGCTACGTCCTGCCGCTGCGCTTCAAGAACTGCGTCAACGCCTTCTCGATCTGGGGTATCCCCCCGCGCTGCGTCAAGCTCAACTCCTCGCCGTGGGAGAGGAAGTTTTTCGGTTCCTGCAACATTTACTACCGGCGCACGCTGGAGTTCGGGGTCGACTTCCGCACGCACGACCGCGACATCCTCGACGAGGGAACCAAGGCCCTCTCAGGCCACTTCGACAGGATCACCGGCAACTACGTGTTGGACCTGATCGCCGGGGCGCTGCCGCAGTACTACAACCCCCAGCACTTCATCCGCTTCAAGGACCGCAACGGCGAGAATACCCGCGTGGTTCTCAACGGCCACGGGGTCCCGGCCTCGGTCAGAGTTGTCTCCCAGCGGATTGTGCCTGCGCAGGTCAACGAATATGCCCCCATCGGCGCCGGCGGGGACTGGTTCACCGACCCCGGCGGGGCGGTCCAGCGGTTCTTCGGCAACATCGGTCCGCCGGTCAGCGCCGTGATCAATGTCGAGACATCAGGCCCCCACGGGCTGGCTACCGGGCAGACGATCACGATGCAGGACGTTCTTGGGTTCCAGGCAGAGCGTGCCAACGGGCAGTGGATCGTCGACGTCGTCGACGCGATCAGGTTCCGCTTGCGAGGCTCGGACGGCGGGAACCCCGGCGACATCGCCCTGATGGAGGGGGGCAGGTATCGCAGGGCAGGAGGCATCAACTCGGTCGCCGACAACGTTACTCCGGTGCTGATCACCTCGACTGCTCACGGACTGGCGACTGGGCAGGGCATCTTCGTTCAGAACACTGGCGCTGCGGGCATCGACGACGGAGCCTGGGTGGTCACGGTCGTCGACGCGAACCACTTCTCCCTCGACGGCAGCGTCGGCCAATCCTCGATTCCCTCGGAGATCATCACCGGGGCGACGAATGCTTCGCCGATCAGCGTCAACAGCGTCAGCCACGGCAGGACTTCGGGGCAGACCGTGCAGATTGAGGGTGCATTGGGCAACACTGCGGCCAACGGAACCTATGCAATTACTGTAGTCGACGCCGACAACTTCACCCTCAACTCTTCTTCTGGGAACGGGGTTTGGACATCCGGCGGGCGCTGGACGCTGGTCGGCACGGAGACGATCACTGAGGACACGCAGCCGGGCCACATTCACGTCGAGAAGTACACCGAGGTCGACTTCCTCCAGCTCGGCATCCCCCTGACCTTCTAAGAGAAACATCATGGCAAGAGAAGCAAGCGTTCGCATCGGGTTGAACATCAGGAAGCTCAGCGGTTCGATCACCCTGATGGACGAGAACATTAGTGCCGGGTTCACCGCCGACGTAGACGGCACGAAGGGGCCGACCCCCGGAGCGCTGACAATCCCGACCGGAGGCAAGGCCGTCTCCTTTGAGGAGCTGAGCACTCCCAGTCTCTGCGTCTTGAAGAACTCAGATGCCACGAACTACGTCAGCTACGGCATCTATGACCCGCAGACTGATGTCTACTATCCACTTGGCGAGCTGCTGCCTGGCGAGTCTTACGTCCTGCGTCTTTCTCGCGACCTCCAGGAGGAGTACGTCGGGACTGGCACGGGGACCACGGCAGCGAATAATCAGTTCTTCATGAAGGCCGACGGTGCCGACGTCGAGGTCACGGTCAAGGCTTTTGAAAAGTAGGAACTCAATGAACCCGATCAACCGCCTCGTCGTCGTCGAGACCGTCTACCACGCCCCGTCCGTGGACCGCCCCGTGTCGGTCGACGGCAGCTTCTCGACCTGGCTGAGCAGCGACGAGTCTCCCTGCGGTCCGCGCTTCAGCTTCGCGGGGGAGGAGTGGGAGCAAATCGACTCAGGGTGGATCAAGCAGGCATCGATGGTGAGCATCTCCAACGTCGAGGGCAAGCATCATCAGGTCGTTCCGTCCGCCGAAGAGAAGGTCGTGATCGCCTCCAAGATCATCGAGGTCGCTGTGCGAGGAGGCGAAGCCCATCCGTTCCTAGTCAGGCCGGGGCAGTCGATGCGATTCTGCCCGTCGGACCTGAGCACCTTGCTCGTCCGGTGCAGGGCCGGCAGAGCCAAATTCAACATCACCATATTTCCATCGTGAGGTGATCGTGGCCGAGACTCCTCGATTCCTGACTTCAAAGGACCTGGAAATTTTCCAGCGCCTGGTCGAGAGGATCAACAGGACCCCACCGCCGCTGCACTCTGGCCTCTCTCTGGGGGAGGACTCGCAAGCACCGGAGGTCTACGTTGCCAGAGTCCCTGCTTCGGGCATTCCGGCGATGGCAGTGATCCGCCCCGGTCGAGCGACCTGCGACATCTATCAGCTGCTGCGTCAGGACGTCCCGCAGGTCATGTTAGCCTTCTCTTCGGTCGAGGTCCACAACGTCTCCTTCTCTGAAATCTCTGGCGACTCGTTCATCATCGTCGTCAGAGACAAGTACGGGACCTGGCTGGCAATCCACTCCCTGGCTCATTCCCCGGAGACTGACGGGTTCACCGGCTGCAAGACGATCTACGATCTCTGCTCGGATGCTTACGAGTCCTGGCACTTCATCAGCGGAGTATTAGCCTCGATTGACTCCGTTCCCTGCGAGGAGTGCCAGGAAACTTCAACTACGGGAACCGGCACCGGAGCTAACGATTGTCCCTGCATCCCCGGTGACTGCTACACGGTTTCCTTCTCCGGCGTTATCGACGGTCCCGGCTCAACCGCCTACCCGATCATCTGCCGCCACTGTGACTTGCTGAGGTCTTCGATTCAGCTGCGCAGGGACACCTTCTACGCCGGACCCGCCGACGGTTGCTTGCTCGCCAGCGAAGGTCTTGCAATCTGCGAGAGCACTCTCAACGGCGCAACGATCTACTTCGTGCTGCTGCTGCGCTGGATACCAGAGGATTCTCTCTGGCGACTATCGATCTGGCAGCCCGGTGCCGGCTTCGTTCATGCTACCTACATAGCATCCTCTTGGGACTGCGATTCCCCATTGTCGTTGGTGCTAGAAAGCAACGATGATGAGTATTGCACCAACTGGCCATCAATCGCAGTGCTGCGTAGAGATTGTAGCAGCCCAACTACTGGCACGGGAACTCAGGCGGAGACTGGCACCGGCACCTCTCTGCCTCCAGAGGAGCCGATAACGACGACCTGCTGTGCCGAGGCGATCCCGGCGACCCTTTCCCTCGCCGTCGTCAGTGGGTGCTCCGGCGCGGCGACTCCGCGAGTAATGACCTACGATGCCCTCGGCGCCCTCGGCCCGATGTGGTACACCGAGATCGAGACCGCCAACGGACATCAGCTCTACTGGGCGATGGAGTGTGCTCCCCCCGTCGGCGAGGTGTTCTTCTACGTCTACTCCGTATGCGACGGGGTCATCAACAGTGCCGTCTGCTATCCCGTTAGCTGCTCCCCGTTCGACAGCGGCAACGTCAGCCTCGCCTTGACGATAGGCTCCTGCTGCGGGGGCATCAACCCGACCTTGAGGATCACCGAATGACCCACCTGGAAAAGAGGACTGCTCAGTTGCAAGCAAGGCTCGATGCCAGGAAGAGCACTCTGCCAGGCTCCTGCGTCTACCTGGGACCGGATACTAGAGAGACAGTGACCTGCCCAACCTGCCGGGGCCGAGTCGAGCTAAAGCTCTTCGAGTGCGCAGTCCTTGGTTGCTGCACCCTCGTCAAGGCCGCTCCAGGAGTCGCCTGCTGCAATGGGAATGTCGACCCGCAGACGAATCTCTACTCTCCCTGCCTGCATCGTCAGGAGAGGAGCGAAGGTCATGAGAAGTTGCTCAAAGCAGCGGCGCAGACGTCGGAGACCTCGCCGACTCCAGCGCCTCACTCAGCCTCGCTGATATGGGCATATGGCGTGACGACGGTCCTAGAGCGTCGAGATGACCTGCTGCCGAGGACGCTGGCATCTCTCAAGGTTGGAGGCTTCGACGCGCCGAGGCTGTTCGTCGACGGCTGCGCAGGGGGTCGAGAGTGGGAGAGATTTGGTCTTGAGATGACCTTCAGGTCCCCCAAGATTCGCACGCACGGGAACTGGGTCTTGACCCTCTCTGAGATATTCATCAGGAACCCTCAAGCTCAGCGCTATGCGATCTTCCAGGACGACTTCGTCACATCACGAAATCTGAGGGTATATCTCGAAACCTCCTACCCCGACGGCAAGGACGGCAGGGAGAGGGGATACCTGAACCTCTACACGATGCCCTCGAACCAGTCGATCATCCCGACTGAGGGTCAGACCGGCAGGCAGCGACACGGCTGGCATCTCTCGAACCAGTTCGGCAGGGGGGCAGTGGCGCTGGTCTTCAACCGGGAGGCGGTCTTGGCGCTGCTGACCTCGGAGCACATGGTCGGCAGGCCGATGGACGCGAACCGGGGGCACAAGGCAGTCGACGGCGGGATCGTCGACTCGATGCGCAAGGCCGGTTGGCGAGAGTACGTCCACAATCCCTCGCTGGTGCAGCACACCGGAGAGGTCAGCTCAATGGGCAACAAGCCGCACAAGCAGGCGACCTCTTTCCGGGGAGAGGACTTCGACCTCTTGGAGATTTACCGGGAGGGGCAGAGAGAGCTTGCGAAGGCCCCTTAGAATCTTTTGATAGAATAGAAAGAGCAAGGGGGAAGCTGATGAACGAAATCGCTTCTCAACTCTCAGGTTTCTCCGGGCTACGAGCGGCTAATCGATGTCGCCTTCCCCACCAGCGTCCCGGCCCTCTATAAGGGGGTTCAGGCTTTGCGGCCTGAGTCTGCGGTGATGAACCGAAACCTCTAAAAAGCATTCGGACCTCTTCGGAGCAAACCGATACTTCCTGAGAGCGGGCCTTGCTTTTCTAACCTACCTAAAGGTAGGGATGGGTGGGGTGTAGTTCGAGAGGCCATTTTTCGCCGATCCTTTCAAGAGATAGAGTCAAGAGAGGCAAGCGAACCTCTCGAACAAAGGAAGCCTGATGAAAGCAATCTTGCAAGTCGCTGATACCGGTCCGTTGGAATCTCTTGTCGTGATGCTCCGGTCGGTCGGCATCGATTGCCTGCTGCCAAACGAAGCATTGAAACGTGAGCTTCGGTCCATCGGTTGCGACACCGTCCTCGACATCGAGTCTCTGGTCAAGGGCTGGGGATATGAGTCTCCGATGCCTCTGCCCCTGGCCAGCAGTGCCGACATGTCTCGCACCGACGTGATCTACTTCGACGTCAAGGCCCATCGCAACGGACCCTTGGTGACCAAGCGCTGGCCGAACCTGGCAGGCAAGGTCTGCTGGTATCGAATCAACGGCGGCAAGCCGGAGCACGTCATCAAGCCCTCCGGTGAGGACTGCGGCGACGAGATCAACCCCGGCTGCCCGATCCTGACGCCGAACTTGTGGTATCGAGACAAGATGTGCGGCAACCCAGACCCGACTCAGGGACATTACAATTGTGCAGGAGTCTATACGCCCCCGCCAATATATGCTCCTTGGAGGGCTAGTGCCTACGCCTGCTGGCCTCCCTTCCATCGCTTCAACGAATACTCAGTCCTTCGTCATGCTCCCTTCGAGGCGCCGATCTGCCTGATCCATAACCTCCACGGCTGGGGCTATGGTGCGTTGATCCCCAGCATCCGTGCCCTCGGAGTCAAGTGTCACGGAGTCTCCTCACCCGACGGCCTGGTTCAGCACCGAGAGATTCCGAAGCTGCTCAGCAGGGCGGTCGCCACTGTCCACCTCAAGAGCAGCGACGCCCCAGGTTACGCGCTATACGAGTCCCTCGCAGCAGGCTGTCCGGTCATCTGCTCCCGCCGGCTGATCTGGCGCAATAGGATGGAGGACCTCTTCATCCCAGGAGAGACCTGCCTGGTCTTCGACCGGGAGACCCACGATGCCCTCTCGCCGGAGGAGGTCGTCTCCTGCGCCGCCGAGATCGAGGGGCATCTCGAAGCGCTCAAGGAGCCGGGTTATAATCAGGCTATTGGGCAGGCCGGGCGAGCGAGGCTGCTGGAGCTGATGTGGAGCAAGGATCGCTCAGCGGACGTCGCCTCGCTCTCGAAGTTCATGGAGAGATTTCGATGAAGCACATCGACGACAAAGTCTGGTATGCCGTCATCCTCATCGTCTGGGGATGGATCGCCGTCATCAACGTCGCCACTCTGATCGAGTTGGCAAGGAGGTTCTTGTGATGTGGACTAATTTTGACTTGACTTGGGATGATGTCGTATGGAAGTGCGAGGCTAAGGTCTACGATAGTCCTAGTATATTTGGTATCAGGATGGGTAGGGTCTCCAAGCTAAGCGTACTGGCGAGCGATAGAAGGTTCTATCAATACGATAGAGGTTGGCGAGCAGAAAATCAAGCTCCCGAAGGATTGATCGACGAGTTAATGAAAAAGTTTCCAGAGGTACTTTTATGATCATCGGCATCATCGGCAACGGAGTCGTCGGCGGCGCCACTGCCGAGGCTTTCAAGGATCACGAAATCAGGATTACGGACCGCCTGCGCAGCCGAGAGACCCATCAACTCTCCGACGTCTTGGAGAGCGGCATCATCTTCATCTGCCTCCCGACCCCACAGAAGGAGGACTCGATGGAGTGCGACACTACCGCGATTGACAGCTTCTTTGAGTATGGACTTCCCTCAAGATTCGAGAAGGCCAACTTCGTCTTGCGCTCTACCGTCCCGGTCGGTTACACTCGCAAGGCGCGAGAGACTTTCGACCTGCCGAATCTGGTCCACTCCCCGGAGTTCCTTACAGCAAGAACCGCGAAGGAAGATGCCTGCAATCCGACAAGGATGGTGATAGGATATCCTGGCCCGAACCCATTGACGAGAGCGAAATCGCTGCACGATCTGTACAAGGAGACCTTTACTTTCAAAGGTGACTGTGAAGAGTGTGGTGGACTTGGATATCTGAAGCAAGGCGGATTGCCAGAATGCTACGCTTGTGAAGGCTCTGGCGACCGAGCTGCACAGATATTCGAGATGTCCTCCGACGAGAGCGAGTTCGTCAAGCTGCTCCAGAACGCCTTCAGCGCCGTCAAGATAGCCTTCTTCAACGAGGCTCGGACCTTCTCCGACCTCAAGGGACTTGACTGGGAGCGGTGCGTCAAGGCTCTTCTCGCGGGGGGCTGGATCAATCCGATGCACACTCAAGTCCCTGGACCTGACGGCAAGCGAGGCTTCGGCGGAACCTGCTTGCCAAAGGACCTTGCCTCGTTCGCCTTCCAGCTCTTGACCAATGACCTCCGAGCTGACATGAGCGCTGGAGCCTATGACAGAAACCTCATCGACAGGGAGAGAACATGAAGACCTTCGCCGAAATCTATGAGACCCTGCCTGGCAACGGATGGCTCTCCAAGAACGAGGCCTCCTTGCTCTACTGGCATTGCTCTCAAATGCAGGGACCGATTCTCGAAGTCGGCTGCTACGAGGGCCGCAGCTCAGTTCTGCTTGCTTCCTTTGGCAGGCCGCTCTACTGCGTTGACCCCTTCGACCGAGAGGATACGGCAACGGACGGTGACAAGATCGAGGAGGCTTGGCACGTCAACATGCGCAGCAGAGAACTGTTCCATGCGGTCCTCTTCAAGCAGCCAATAGAGGAGTGGGAGGTCAGGCCGGTCGAGTTTGCCTATCTCGACGGAGAGCATTCCTACGACGGGACCATCGTCCAGATCGAGAAGGCTCAAGCGTGCGGAGCCAAGGTCATCGCGGTCCATGATGTCAACGACTCCGGCGGAGGATTCCAGGTCAAGAGGGCGGCAGTCGAGGCCCTCGGTCAGTGGACCGACCGAGTCGAGAGGCTGGCAGTGTGGATACTCCAATGAAGACCGACGTCACCATATTCTTGGGGTCTCAAGACTTCCTCGTCTATCGAGAGGGCGGGGGAGGGACCGTGGAGATATTCGACATCTCAGTGACCTCGGAGCATCGGCGCCGGGGAATCGGCAAGCAACTGCTGACTACTCTCTTCCAAGACGTCGGGCCGGGCAAGAGGGTCTTCGCGATCACCAGGACTACGAACGAGGTCGCCCAGCAGTTCTACGAGTCCTGCGGGTTCGAGGTGGCTGGAGTCCTGCGCAGGTTCTACGGAGCTGAGAACGGAGCCGACGCAGTCATGTACGTTCGATCTTCGGGGGGTCCGCTGTGAACAATAAAGACCTCATCGAGGTGAAGGAGAAGGTGGCGGCATACCTTGAAGGATGTGCTGGCGACAGGCCAATCAAGTATAGCGGCCTGCGTGAAGCTGCCGCAATGCTTCGCCACCTCGCTGCCGAACTCGCCGCCCTCCGGTCCTCGCACGCGGCGATGGTGGAGAGGCTGAACAAGCTGCAAGGAATAGTTGACTTTCACATCGCGAGAAGATGAGTGAGATTCAGACGGCTCTTGGAGACAAGAACAAAACTCCGGGGCATCGAGCTAAGCTGAGAGCAGCTTGGAAGAGACGCAAAATTCTTCAACCCCTAACTGATCTGCATAAGCTCAAGACGGTCTTCTCTCTTTGCAAGGCTTATCGGGAAGGTAGGAGAAAGAAAAGATGAAGATCGGGACTTTATGTTTTTCGACGGATCAGGGCCTCGGCATCCTCGCCAAGGACTTCTACGACGAAGGGATCATCACCGACGTAGCCGTCATTAGGCACGGACGGCGACCGGAACATGATGAGTGGTATCCGAACTCCCCCCGGATCGGCAACCTCAACGATCCCGCGCTGCTGGCCTTCTGCCTGGCGATGGATGTGATATTGTTCTTCGAGACTCCATTCAACTGGAGCCTGATCGCAGCTTGTCGAGATGCTGGTGTCAAGACGTTCTTATGCCCGATGTATGAATGTATGCCTGATCCACTACCAGCGCACCCCGACCACTTCATCTGTCCGTCACTGTTAGACCTCCAATGCTACCCAGACGGTCATTGGCAGACGCACAAGGTAGGCAAGGATCAGCTTGGCAACAGGATTCTAATTCCTGTCAGCACTCGAAGCGTCTTCCTTCCCGTCCCCGTTCCGAGAGCCGTAGCCTCTCGATGGCGCTTGCGAGAAACTGCCGAGGTCTTTGTGCACAATGCTGGTCATGGAGGTCTGAGGGGCAGGAATGGAACCGCTGAATTATACGCAGCGATGCAATACGTCAAGTCAGGAGCCAAGTTGATCGTTAGGACTCAGGCAGAAGGAGAAGGTAGCGGACATCGAGGTAGGAATCTCCACTGGCGGTCCGGAACAGTTCCATACGAAGACCTATACTCTGAAGGCGATGTATTTATATTTCCAGAGCGCTTCAATGGCCTGTCCCTCCCTCTCCAAGAGGCGCATGCATCTGGCATGCTGGTGATGGCAACCGACAGGTTCCCGATCAACGCCTGGCTGCCGACTGAGCCTCTCGTCAAGCCGTCGGGATACCAAAAGGCAAGGGTTGCCACCCGGTGCCGAGAGTTCGACGAGGCGATCATCGACCCGAAGGACATAGCATCGAAGATCGACGAGTGGTACGGTCGCGATATCTCCGAGTACTCTCGCCAGGGCAGGCAGTGGGCCGAGGAGAACTCGTGGGACGCGCTGAAACCGAAATACCTTGAGGTGCTGGGTCAATGAAGATCGTCTACGTCGGCAAGCATGACTCAGGTGGCAATGACGACGAGGGCGCGATTCACTTCGCCCTGGAGAAACTCGGCCACGAGGTCGTTAGGGTCATGGAATCTTACACCAAGGGGGTCTCGAACCTCCAGGCCGACTTCCTGCTCTGCCATCACTGGCACGACCTCTTCGCCCTGCGCCAGGTCAAGATACCAAAGGTGTTCTGGTGTTTTGATCTCATTGATTGGCCGGAGGGCGGTCAGCGCCATAGCCAGCGCAGGAAGTGGATGACCGAGCTGACCGCGATCTGCGACTTGGGGTTCCTGACCGACGGTGACTGGGTGGCTCAGGACAAGACCGGCAAGCTGCACTGGCTGACCCAGGGGGCCGACGAGAGGCCGTGCGATGGGACCTTCGACTATGTTCGAGATGTTAGGATCAAGAGCAATGCTAAGGGTCAGCAGTGGATGAGGGAACTGGTCTACAAACCAGAGGACTATGAGTTCGTCAGCCCTCAAGTCGTCCGACCGGTCGACGTCCTCTTCGTCGGAGGTCTCGGCTACGGTAGGGAGTCCTTCGTCAAGGAGTTGCGGGAGCGCTACGGCGAGAAGTTCAAGCACGTCCTCAAGGGCTGCCACGGGGTCGCGCTGGCCAACGAGATCAACAGGGCCAAGATCGTCGTCGCTCCTGACTCGCCGGTGACGGAACGGTATTGGAGCAATCGAGTTTACAATGTCTTGAGACTCGGCGGGTTCCTACTGCACCCTTGGAGCGAGGGACTATATCAGCAGTACAAGGAACCTCTCTCCCTCGTAATGTATCGAAAGTTGGAACTGACCGCGGTGATCGATAGGTGGCTCTCAGAAGAGAAGCTGAGAGAGCAGTTGGCTGGAGAAGCACATCGCTGGACTATGAAGAAGCATACCTACAGTCACCGTTGCGCCACCCTTGTCCAGACCATCAAGGAGAAGCTGCTGTGACCGAGCCGATCCTCTCTCCTGACTACTGGCGGCAGCGCTTGGAGCAGGCCAAGGAACTGCACCAGGCTGTGTTCCGCTGCCCACTCGACCGCTGGCAGCGCATCGAGGCCAGGCACCGCAAGCTGCTGAGTGATTTAATCTTGCCACACGACTCGATCCTCGACGCAGGCTGTGGGTGGGGGAGGCTCCTGACCCTGCTGCCGAAGGACTGGGACGGGCGGTATCTCGGCGTCGACCTCTCGCCGGACTTCGTGGCGCTGGCACAGCAGACTCACCCTCGCAAAGAGTTCGTCGTCGGCGACCTGCGCAGGCTGGACTTCCCCGACACCTTCGACTGGGCCGTCTGCATCTCGATACGCCCGATGATGAAGAGGAACCTGGGAGAGGACGTCTGGAACCTGATGGAGCAGGAGTTGATAAGGGTGTCGCGGCGGGTGCTTTTTCTGGAGTATGACGAAGAGGACAAGGGAGACATACTGTGAGAACGATTCGAGATTGCAATGTGGTCGTCGTTGGTGGTGCAGGTTTTCTAGGGTCGCACCTCGTCAATCATCTCGTCGAGGATCGGGGCTGCGACGTCTTGGTGATCGACAACCTCTGCGCAGGCCGCAGGGAGTTCGTCCATCCGAAGGCTACCTTCGAGCACCACGACATCACCGGCAGCGAGGATAGGCTGTGGCGCCTGCTCTATGGCTTCGGAGCGCAGTTCTGCTTCAACTATGCGGCCTATCCCTACATCCCCGTCTCCTTTGCCCGACCGATCCACGTCGCCGACGTCAACTACATGGGGGCGATGAAGGTCATCAACGCAGCGCAGGAGGCCGGTGCCGAGGCCATCCTCCAGGTTAGCAGCGCCGAGATATACGGTGATGTTCCATTCACGGTAGAGCCTACCGAAGAGGACGATATAAGGATAGGAGAAGGATTCCCTGTTACTCCTCACTCCTCCTACGGGGTCGCTAAGGCAGCGGTGGACAACTGGGTGCAAGTTCGGTGGCGGGAGGCCAAGATACCGTGCATCGCCCTACGACAGTTCAACTGCGTCGGCGAGAGGGAGACCCATCCCTACATCGTGCCGGAGATCATCAGTCAACTGAACAAGCAATACTGCATGAAGTGCCATCGAACGGGGACGAGGAGAGAATCGACCGCCACCGGATATGAACACAAAGAGTGTTTCACCTGCGGCGGGTCGAAGAGCATCTACGGACCTGGCGGAACTAACGTCGTCCGCCTCGGCAACGACAGCTTCCGCGACTTCCTCTATGCCGGCGATGCGATCAAGATCGCGGTCGAGCTGCTGGAGCGCGGGCAGTTCGGAGAGGTCTACAACCTTGGCAGCGAGACTGGCATCAAGATGTATGACCTCGCTAAGCTGATCGGCAAGCTGATGGGGTTCGCCGACGTCAAGGTCGAGAGGGACGAGGCAAGGGTAAGGCCGTGGGAGATATGGCATCTTCAGGCAGACGTGAAGAAGATTCGCGGAAGCCTTAGCAACTCTCATGGATGCTTGCTCGACGAGCTGACTTCTCTCGACGAGGCCTTGCGCAGGACGATCAAGTGGTTCGAGAGCAACGGTCGCAAGTGGCCCTGGGAGAAGTAAAATGCAAATCTTTGTCTACTGGAACTGCGGTGGCTGCATCATGCAGGGCCATGATTGCGGATTCGAGGAGTTCAAAGACATTGACGAAGCTGAAGCCAAAGTCAAAGAACTCCGCAAGACTTATAGCATAGATGACAGTACGATACAAATTATCAAAGCCTACAACGTCACAGTCTGCGAGTGCCAATAATGGAAGCATATCAACGACTTGAGCAAGAGTGGGCAGCCTTCAACGACCTCGACCCTGTTGGTATGGTCGCCTGCTCCAGTGGGACCGCCGCCCTGCACCTGGCGCTGGAGAGCTTGCAGCTCCCGCCAGGCTCGAAGGTCCTGGTGCCGGACTTCACGATGGTCGCCTGCCCCCGCGCTGTGGTGCTGGCGGGACTGGAGCCTGTTTTCGTCGATTGCGGGGACGACCTTAACATGGACTCTGAGTTGAAGTTCAAGTGCGGTATCGTTCAGATGCCTAGACCTAATGACGTTAGGTGCATATTAGCAGTTCACATCTACGGACGAAGAGTAGATATGGAGTCGTGGATGTCCTCCCCAATCTCTGCTAAGGTAGTAGAAGACCTCGCTGAGGCTCATGGGGTCAAGCCTAGCAAGTATACCGATGCCGCCTGCTGGTCCTTCTACCGTAACAAGATCGTCGCCGGCGAGGAGGGCGGGGCCGTCTGGTTCCGCGACCCGAAGCACGCTGCGCTGGCGAGGCAGCTTCGGTCGCTGGGCTTCACCGAGGCCCACGACTTCAACCACGTCCCTCGCGGTCACAACTACCGGATGAGCAACGCACATGCGGAGCTGGTTTTGAAGAGCTTGGAGGCTTTCAAGTTCGCCAATATGGGGCGGCGACTCATCGAGCGATGGTACGATGATGCCTGCCCTCCGACCTGGAGGATGCCGCCGCGAGACGCGCCGTGGGTCTACGACCTCCGTCTCCCTTCCAGCGGCTTGCTCTGCTTTGACCGAGTCATCGCGGCGCTGAAGAAGGAGGGGATTGCCGCTCGTCATGCCTTCAAGCCGATGCACGAGCAGGAGGAGTTCAGGGATTGCCAACTGGTCAAGAGCAGCTACTACCCTCGGTCGAGTCACTTCGCAGCCTGTGTGATGTACCTGCCGATCCAGCCGGGCATCACGACCCAGGCTTCGGTCGCTAGGGCTTTCTCCGTTCTTCGCGACTTCTTTCCCGAATAGACACGAGAGAAGCCCCCGGAAACCGTTCTAGCGCAGGCTAGGAACGACTCGCGGGGGCTTCTCTGGGGATTCTTGCCTTTCTGTCCCTGGATGGCTAGGAATCGAAGGGGGGGCCGTCAGTTTTGCCCTTCTGGATAAGAATGATTTGAGCAGCAACTTTCAGCCAGGCTTCTGCTTCCTTGATGCTCCCCATGTGGTTGATGAAAGCATAGGTTCTAGAGAGCTTCTTGGTTGCTCGTCCTTTGCTGTCTAAAGTCAACGAGGGAGCTTTGCCTGGGCATCTTGGGTATTTCGGGCATCCCATGAACCAGCGATGCTTGCTGAATCCCCCCTGTCTTGGAATGCAGTCGGCATCGCAAGCTGGGCATTTCCTTGGCTTGAGTTCTGCTAAGATTTCTGGTGGGCATATCGGTTCTTGTTGCATGATAGTTTCTCCTTAGCTGACGAAGTAGAGTTGGTTGATGGCTCTGGTGATGGCGACGTAGAGCAAGTTGTACTCCTGTCCGACCTGCCAAGGACTCTTGGCGAGGGGATGAGGGATTGCAGCGCCTTTTGGCTGGAGGATAAACACTCGCTTTGCCTCCAAACCTTTTGCCTTGTGCACGGATGACAGCCTGATCCCCGCCCTGGTCCGGTCATCGGTGAAGATGCTCTCGATCTTCTTTATGACGTCGGTCACTTCCTTCGCTCCTTCCGTGAAAGCGAGGATGCAGTCGTGCCGGTCTTGCAGGGCGATGATCCTCGACTCCGAGGGGTTGCGCTTGGCTCGCTCCTTGTTCGACTCCAGCTCCAGCCAGTCTCCGATCTTCGCGACGAGGGTCGGCAGGTTCTCGGCTCCCATCTTCTGAATGGTCGTTATCAATCCCTGCCCGACGTCCCGACCCTGGATGTTGGCCTTGATGCCCCGCTTAAGGAACCTGAAGCACTGGGACACCAGCGGAGCATTGACTCGGCAGAGGACCATGTCGCCGTCCTGCACCAGTGCCAGATAGGTCTCCTCGAACTTCCGCTCCTCGGTCTTGCCGTTCCGCTCGAAGGTCGGGTAGAGCGCTTGCAGGACTTCGCCTTCGGGATTCGTCGGGAATGCCTCGATGTCCGGCACGATCTTGTTGGCCTCCCTGACGATGGCCTTGCCGCAGCGCCGAGTCATGGTCAGGGGCAGGACTTCGCAGCGAGGGATGTTCGCATTCCCGGCAAGCTCTTGGTGCATCCTCGGCATCGACTCGACGTCGGCGCCCGCGAAGCCGTAGATGGCCTGCTTCGGGTCGCCGACCAGGATCAGGCGATGCCCGGCCATCTTCGCGAGGGCTTGCTGGCAGCGGTTCAGGTCCTGTGCTTCGTCAACTAACAGGAGGTCGTTCTTGGCCATGTTGAGGCGATGCACGACAGGCAGCCAGACCATGTCGTCGTAGTCGATCCGCCGGTCCTTCGAGGGGTCCTTGCAGAGAGCGATGATCCTCGGCACCAGGCCGAAGACCTCGCTCTTGAAGCCGTCGATGCCCAGGTCGTGATGAGAGACGAGCTTCTGGAGTTCATCCGCGTCCTCTCCGTCGAGCAGGTTCATCTTGCAGAGACCGACCAGACGCTCCGTGCCCTTGAGCATCTCGAACTTGTTCCGGCGTAGCTCGCGGATGTCCTGACCGAGCACCTCGGAGATCAGGTCCATCACCCGATACTCCGAGACCTCGATGCGAGGGAAAGCCTTGCGAACCGCAGCGAAGCCTATGCTGTGGTTGGTGTTGAAGTTCAGGGTCACGCCGACCTCTCGCAGAGCAGTCTGCACCCACCCCCACTTGCCCTCGAACTCGCGGACGATACTATTGTGCGTCGGGATGCAACCGGCAGTCAGGAAGAGATGATCAGGGGAATTGATGGTGATACAGGTTGCCTCTGCATCGGCAGTCCTTGAGACTGAGATGATCTTGCGAGGAGTCTGCTCCTCTCGCTCTCTCGGCTTCCAAGAGTTGATCTTGCGAGGGAGCCGGAAGGGGCACATGAAAACAGGGAGCCTGACATTGACCCAGTACGAGTCGCTGTTCTGAGGTTCGCTAGACTTCTTGAATGATACGGAGCAGACTCCGCCAAGGGACTGTACAAGGTGCTGTACCCCATAGGCTAGGAGATGACTAGTCGTGACGAAGGGGGACATAACTCCGTTGGAGCATCCATCGGTGTCCATCAGTCCTTGTACCATCGCGAGGCGCTGGTTAACGTCGGCGAAGAGGTATTTCTCAGGGATGAATTTCTCTCCTGATCTCTTGCCGTGAAGTCCTAGCCCGTGAAGAGCATTTAGCACAGGATTGCTTCCTAGGGCCATCGTTCGCCTTCTGTTCTTAGCAACTATTCTCCAACCGAGCCGACCATCTCCAGTAGAGATCATTTCACACTCTTCTGGGATAGTCTGCCTAACTAGCTCAGTCATATCATCTTCGGCGGAGCAAAACGAGACTGCGTTGTAGACGAAGGAGCCATCACCGATCAGGGCACCGAGGAGGTAGGGATCGAGGGGCAGTTCTCTCGTAGGATGCTCTACTGGGCTTGAGAGATGGGGAACGCGATGAACTCCTTCGACGGTGTCCATGATCTGTTTAGTTGTCTTAAGTGACCATCGCTCTCGCTTGTACCATCCTTTGCTATTCCCAGGTTGATATTTGATTGTTTCTGTCATCCAGAGATGTTCCTCATCTGCTAAAACCTCCGTACCGTCGCTAAAGAGAACTTCGTAGATTGGACGCAAGCCTAGGTGATTGACCTTGATTACGGGGTACTGTTTACCGTCGGGACCGAAAACTAAGTCTCCGATCTCTACATCTCCGATTTGCTTCCAGCCATCAGGGGTCAAGATTGGTTGGTCATTGCGAAGGGCCTTGTTGAAGGCGGTGAACTGAATCGTCTTGGCGTTCGAGGAGAGAGCCATCGCCTCCCAGATCTTTGCCTGCTGCGGGGAAGGGACCGGCTCGAAGCCGATGACCGACTTGAGCCTCTCCCAGATTCCGGGGCAGCGCTGGCGGAACATGCTCAGGATGCCCCAGACGAGGGTCGTCGTCTTCCCGGTTCCTGCGCGAGCCTCGACGATGAGGTGGGGGATGAAGTTATCAGCTTGCTCCTTGAGGCGATTGGCGAGAGGAGAGGGTCGATTGCGGAAGGCAGTCTTGCCGCCGAAGGAGAGCTTCGAGGGGGGAACGATGAATGGTTCAGCGTTGCTGGCGGTCACACCATCGCTCGTAGTCTCGCAAGGCTTGGTCATCGTCGGCTCCGAGATCGCTGAGAGGGACGATGTTGCCTTCAAGGTCTTGGACGTAGGGTCCATGCTCTTCTTATCCTCCCAGACGTGAAGGCATCCTCCCGTCTTAGCCGGCAAGAGCGATTGCTCCGGGGACTCTATCTCGATCTCGCACAGATTGCAGACGTACAGCATTGCTGACTCCTGAAAGAAGGTTCGCGGCTCTGGTCCCTATTGGATTAGCTCACGGCCGCTCGGCTCGCGCCGCAGTCCGTTGCGGCGTCCGCGAGAGGTCGCTACTTCTTGCCTGATGCCGTTTCTCTGGCCTTTTTATTTGCAGCGGTCGGCAGCATCTTCGGGGCTGGCGGCTTGACCGGGACCGGAGCGTTGTCCCTCTTCTTGTTCCGCTCGTCGATGATCTTCTGGGCCTGCGCAGCTCGGCGAGCCTTGGCCTCCTCCTTGGCCTTCTCGATCTGAGCCGGGGTCGGGGACTTGCCCTCGGCGCCGACCTGGCCGTTGACTCCGTCCTCGCTTGAGGTCTTCTTGACCTTCTCGCCCATGTCGATCCCGCCGAAGCAGTTGACGTAGCCATCGGGACCGGCGAGCAGATGCTTGACTCCCTCCTCGTCGTCCCAGTAGGTCAGGGCGACGTCGTGCTCGGAGACGACGGCCTTGGGGTCGGCAGCCAGGACCGCCCAAGCTCTTGACAAGATGGCGAGCTTCTCGGAGAGCCGACCCCCCAAGCCTTCGGCATCATCTCCCACGAGACCCCCGATGGCGTGATGAACCGCCGCGACCTGCTTCGCCTTGCCAGCGAGCAGGACGAAGAAGTCCTGAGCCTGGGACAGTCGGCTCATGCTCATCTGCTTCTCGGAAGGGGGAGTCCCCTTGCGATAGGTCAGCTCATCCGAGGCTGACCCGGCCATCAGGAAGGCTACGCCTGCCATCTGACCAGGAGAGAGGCGCAGCAAGGAGATGCCTCGGTTCTTGTTCTCGTCGAAGAGGTGCTTGACCAGCGGTTCGATGGTCGGATGAGCGGCCAGGAAGTCGAGGCAAGCCTGCTGGGTCTTGTAGGCTGCCCCGGTCCCGGTCCGATTCCAGACGAAGTCGATGGCCTTCTCCAGCATCCTGCTGCACTCCCTCTTTCCCGCGTTGCTCATCGGGACCTTCTTGCCGTTGACGACCTCGGTCGCGAAGTGGTTCGAGGTGATCAGGATGTCGCTGACGCTTCGGGGCTTGACGTTGTCCAGCGTCTGCGTGACCTCCTCCGAGACCCCGGTCACCAGCAGTCCCTCCATTGAGGGGGCCTCGGTCCAGAGGTTCCAGCGCTTCGGATTCTTGCGCCAGAGTTGGCAGGCCAGGATCAGGGCTATGAGGCGATGCTGGCCGGAGTCGACTCTGGCCGTGTTCGAGAGGATGATTGACTCGCCGTTGATGCTCCAGCCCTTGCCGTTCCGAGAGTCGGCCCAGCGTCGGGTCAGGAGGCTCTGAGCGAGGCCCCGGCAGTGGGTGTCGTCGAAGGGTCGGTTGTTGACGACGTTCCAGCAGCGGACCTTGTTGCCCTCCTCGTCCTTGAGCAAGAAGTCCTCCTTGAACTGCCAGGAGTCCTCGGTCGTCTTGGGGTTGGCCGCGATCATCCGAGCCTGAAAGTCCTTCTCGGCCTCCCACTTGAGAATCTTCTTGGCTAGCTCCTCGGTGAAGACTTGCTCCCCGACCATCAGGCTGGCCTTGAGTTCGGAGTAGACGACGGCTCGCTTCTCGATTGCCGCGACCGCAGGAGTCGGCGCAGGCTTGTTGACGATAGGCTTCTTGGCGACCGAGAGCTTCTCTTCTTGCAACTTCGGCATGGTGAAACTCCGTTGTGAAAGAGGCGGCCCCTCGAACTGAGGAGGCCGCCGGTTGAGGTTAGACGATTGCTTCGGCTTGCAGGGCAGGGGCACTTGACGGCAGGTTGATGGGAGCCGCCGAGGGCTTCGGCAGGCGTATGTAGCGGACCTTGACGAGGGGGAATCCCTGATCGAGCAGCGTCTTGCAGGGACCGCAGATAGGTAGCTCTCGCTCGATCTCCAGGATCGGAGTCGTCGAGGGCCACTTCGTGACGGTCCTGTAGATGACGTGACGGTTGAGGCCGATCCTCGGACCGACGTTGGCCTCGCAGATTGAGCATCGATAGCACATCACTTGGACTCCTTGTTGCTGTTGATTGAGAGGACCACGGCACCGACGGTCGCAACCGATTGAACTGCCGCCATGACCAGCCAGAAGTTCGCGGCCTCGGGGTCCTCGGAGACGATGGCGAGCCAGATGTCGATGAGGACGGAGACTGCGAACAGGAAGGCCAAGAGCAGGTAGAGCAGGGACCAGCGATTCATGGGGTCAATCCTTTATTCGGTTGCGAAGGATGCGGCGTCCGCCGCCGCACTTCTGGTAGGTGATGCCCGGAGTCTCGCTCTGTCCTAGCTCGTGGTCCTTGCCGGTCTTGACGAGGACCGAGTAGCCCGAAGGCAGCTCGGACTCCGCGACGGCTTCGGCGCTAATCGCCGGAGCTGCGCAGAGGGTCAGGGGTTCCGCTTGCAGTGCTTGCATGGTTGGGTCTCCTTGAGGTTGTGGTGAGTCTACTTCTTGCCGACGACGTTCTTGAGTTGCTTGAGCTGGTCGGGGGTCAGGGCTGCGGGATCACCCTCCTTGCCCGTCTTGGCGTAGTTCATCACCGTCGCGATCCGAGCGGGGGCGACGTCGATGTGATGGGCCTTGACTACCGAGGCAATCTCCTTGGCCGTGAAGGAGGCGACGGTCATCGCCATGATGACTCGCTTGACGTGATGGCCGAAGATCGACTTGTCGGCCTTGGGAGTTACAGGAGCCTTCTGCGTGGCGGGAGTCGAGGAGGTATTTACGGAGATGGTACCATCTTTGTGAACGGCGATCTCCGGCTCGGCTTTCTGCTTCGGAGACTTCGTCTCGGTCTTGATTGGCCTCTCTGCGGCCCACTTGACCGGAGATGCCCCGGACCACTGAGTCGTCTTGCCGTCCCACTCGACCTTGGCGTCGCTGCCGACCATTTCGATAAATGTCCCGAACCGACCCCCCTGAGAGAAGTGAGAGCCGGGGGGCAGGGCGGAGATCGGATACTCGCGGGAGAGGATCGAGATGGCGCCGACGAGGGAGGAGACGTGGACGGCTTCGGGGATCGTCTCGGCCTTGACCGCTTCGACCGCCGCAGCTCCGGCCTCGCAAGCTGCATTGATGATAGCAGAGTCATCCTCAGAGATCGGATTAATACCTAGTGCTGCTAGCTCCTCGGGAGTAGTCTCAGGACATAGCTTGAGTTTCCTGCCATGACCTGGCATTTTGAAAGGTTTGACTTCGGGTACTGGAGGCGCTCCCCAGTTCCCCGACTCCGTCTTGACCAGTCTGCCCTCGGAGATGTCCAGGGCGAACCCCTTGCAGACCTTCAGGGGACCCTTGCAGGCTTGGGTCGCCTTGCGAGCCTTCTTGCCCTTGCTCTCGGTCACTTCGAGGGCGAACTTGCCGCCGGAGGGAACGATGCAGAAGTGGTCGTGGTGATAGACCCCCTCTTTGTCCTTGGTCCATTCGAGTTCAATCGGTTCGAGGACCTTGACGTCATCGGGCTTGACCTCGACCACGTCATCAATCAATCTCGGCATGAAATTTGGCAGGGTCTTGTTAGGTTCCCTGCCCCTTGAAAAGAGGAAAGGGAAACTAAACGCAGATAGCTTGCTGATAGTTGTGAGAGAGGATGCCTGACTCGGTCGTCATCTCGTAGAGGTCGCCAGTCGCATAGAAGCGAACCTTAGCGATTCTGCGATCAGTCATGTAGACTGCGATCCATGCTTCGACGTATTGATTCTGCTTGTGATACTTGACGTGAGCAGCTCCGCCGCCATGAAGTTGGATGTGAGCCTCGACCTCTCGCTTCATGTATCCGATCTCGGCCTTCGTCAATTCCCTTCTCATCTTGCATTGCCGGAGTCTTGTTAGGTTCTGCCGGCTTCCTTCGGCGATCCTCTGGCCGTCCTCGAAAGAGGTCGAACATCTCAGAGGCATTGCCTAAGACCTTATAATAAGGTCTGACGGAAAAAAAGCAATAGAAATCTTGCAAGGGAGGGGGGGAATCGTCCTAACTCCTTTAGCTGCAAGGACTTGCAAAGGACAAGAAAAGAATCTTTTTTCGACCTTATATCTAGCTCTTCGGCAATTTGATAGGATGAGAGCATGAGCAAAGCAGTGAAGAAATACGGACGGCGATACCCCTGGCTCGAATGGTTCAAGCGAGGTCAGGTCCGCTTGAGGCAGGGCAGGGACTACGGGGGCCGCACTGACACGATGGCGCAGGCCGCTCGCTTTGCCGCCAGGCGCCAGGGGATCAAGGTCCACATCAAGATAGCCGACGACGGGCTGTCTCTCACCATGACGACGGAGGTCGAAGATGCCTGATCTGATCGAGAGTCCGGCCATATACGTCGGGATTGACCCGGGAGCCTCTGGAGGTCTTGCTGCAATTTCTAACTTCGACTCTCAAGTCTTGTCGATGCCTGAGAGCGAGCGAGATATCTGGAATTGGTTCTATCAGGATCGCTACTTCTGGCAGTCAAGAGATGTTGAAATCTTCGCAGTCGTCGAGCAGGTCGGTGGCTACGTCCCTCGCGAGGGATCGGGGCAGCCCGGCTCTGCTATGTTCAAGTTCGGCTGCTCCTACGGGGGCTTGAGGATGGCGCTGACGGCGGCTCAGATTCCCTTCGAGGCCGTGATCCCCCGAACCTGGCAGAAGGCCCTTGGCATTGCCAGCAAGGGGAAGCAGGAGAGCAGGACGCAGTTCAAGGGGCGTCTCAAGGCGAAAGCACAGCAGTTGTTCCCTAACGTCAAGATCACGCTGGCTACGGCGGATGCGCTGCTGCTGGCCGAGTATTGTCGAAGGAAAAGGACGGGGACCCTCTGATGCCAAGGCTCATCGACGACGAGTCCAGACGGCTGGCGATTCTCCTCGAAGACCTCGACCTCATAGATGAGGTCATGAGAGTCAAGCTCTTCGGGCCGAACCTCTGCCGGCTGGACGTGCAGGGCAGGGAGGCGATAGAGGAGTCCCCGGCCCTGGCCTTCCTCTGCCCTCTGGTTCAGGCTGCTCTCATCATTGACCTCGCTCGCAACTACGGCAGGGAGGCCGGGGCCAGGCTGATCCGGTGCTTCCTCGACTCTGGCAGAGGATGGGTCAGGGTTCCCGGCAAGGCGGTCTTGACGATTCTGTTAGATGGCTCGACGGCGCTGAACCCGGAGGTCTTCGGGGACCGACTGGCGGCGCCGGCATTGCAAGCGGAGGCAGTGGTATGAAGAGGCTCGCGAAGATTCTGCTGCCTCCGAAGGTCAACGGGATTGGGCAAACTTTGGAGTAGTATCGCGCGCTGGTTTTCGAGCTGGAGATGTGCTGGTATAAGAGCTACGATCCTGATGTGATGGCCGAAAGTGCGATCAAGGATGCTATCAAGGCCGAGAAGGAAAGGGCGAGAAAACGATGACCCCCTGGAAGAAGCACTCTCTCTACTGGGAAGCCTGTACTCGCTGCGACCTCTGCAACCAGCGGGACAAGATTTGCCTCGGACGGGGCAGCTTGCCCTGCGACGTGCTCTTCATCGGGGAGGCGCCGGGAACCTCGGAGAACGACCTCGGCTACCCCTTCGCCGGACCGGCAGGGCACTTGCTGGACGAGTGGATCGCCTGGGCAATCGGCGACGGCGAGGTCAAGACCGCTTACACAAATCTTGTAGCTTGCTTCCCTCGCGATGCCAAGCTAGAGGGGGACTATCAGCCAGAGCCGTCGCAGATCAAGGCTTGCGAACCTCGGCTGCGAGAGTTCATCGCGATGTGCAAGCCGAGGCTTAAGCTGGTCGTCTGCGTCGGCGCCTTGGCCGGAAAGTGGGTAGCCAAGATGAGGCCAGGACTGGGGCTTGAGGATGTCAAGATCATCAATATCACCCATCCCTCGGCGGTGCTGAGGGCAAACATTGCACAGAAGGACATGATGGCGCAGATGGCCAAAGTAACCTTGGCTACCGCAATTCAGGAGATGAACGAATGAACTGTCAGATCATTGGGTTTGATTGCCCAGTAGAAGACTTGTGTAGCCATTGCAAAGGGACTGGCGAAGAGCAGCCGCCTGAAATGTGTAGTCATTGTGATAGATGTTTTGACGAGGAGATTGGCTGGTCTACTGGCATCGAATCCGGAACAGCCTCTCAAGAGCGAGCAAGAAAGGAGCATACAAGTGACCGCCCTGATTAATCAGTTGAAATCGAAACCTCTACCTAAGCGCTCCAAGGAACCTCTCTGGGCTGGGCCGGAGGACCCAGGACCAAAGGGGGGCATCACCCAATCGATGCTCCAGCGCTTCCTCTGCTGCAGGGAGCGCTTCCGCATCAAGTATTTCTTGGGCCTCGAACCCTCTCAGGGATGGTCCAAGCCGATGGGCTACGGCAACATGTGGCACGTTTGTGAGGAGGCGGCGGCAGCTAAGAAGGATCACAAGAAACCTCTCATCGCTTATATGAGGCAGCAGTTCGAGGAGTTCCCTTTTGAGCGGGAGACCATAGAACATTGGGCAACGATTTGCTTGGTTCAGTTTCCCTGCTATCAGTGCTATTGGTTGACCCATCCCGACCAGGACAATAGGCAACCTCTCTTGCAAGAGGCAGAGTTTCACGTCCCTATTATCCTTCCTTCCAAGCGAACTATCTACCTACGAGGAAAGTGGGACTCGGTAGACTTAATTCCAGAGGGGGAGAATGCCGGAATCTGGCTTATGGAGAACAAAACCAAGAGTAAGATTGATGAGGCTCAGTTGAGAAGGGCGCTGCGCTTTGACTTGCAGACGATGACCTACCTTACTTCTCTCTATGTTGCCCCTAGTAAGTCTCCTAATCTGGTAGAGATGTTCCGAGGAATGAGGATTCAAGGCGTTCGCTACAATGTCATCCGCCGGGACATGCCGATCCGCCAGCACCAGCCGACCAAGAGCAAGCCACGAGGGGAAACGGTCGACGAATACTTCGGCAGGTTCCGGCGAGACTACCTCGACGCCGAGCCAGAGAACTGGTTCAAGCGCTGGAACTCGAAGGTCAGCGCCAAGGAGGTCGAGAGGTTTGGCAGGGAGTGTCTGATTCCCCTCCTGGAGCAGCTCTGTGACTGGTACGACTGGATCAGGAATTGTCACGGGACGAAGATCGACCTCTACCAGAATCCCGTTCACTGGCGGGCGCCCTTCGGAGTCTATAATCAACTGATCGAGACCGGGGCGACCGAGTACGACTCCTACATCGAGACCGGCAACTCGACCGGGCTGATCTATCGAGGCCGACTCTTCCCCGAATTGAACGTCGAGAAGAAAGGATGATCTATGAGCGAGTGGATTCAGACCTTCACCGGCAAGAAGTTTCACATCCTTGACCCGGAACCTTGCGAGGTTGACATCAAGGACGTAGCTCATGCCCTCTCGAATCTCTGCCGGTTCGGAGGGCATTGCAGGAAGTTCTACTCGGTCGCCCAACATTGCGTGATCGGCGCCGAGGCTTTCGAGAACAACAAGGTCGCCCTACACTTCCTCCTCCACGACGCACAGGAGGCATACCTCTGCGACTTGCCGAGACCGATCAAGAGGCTGTTGCCGAGATACAAGGGGATCGAGGCTATCGTCCAAGCCGTCATCTTCCTCACCCTTGGCAATATCGAAAGGTTCGATCGTCGCGTGGAGGAGATGGATTTGCGAATGCTGGCGACCGAGAGAAGAGATTTGATGGGGGATTCTCAGACGTGGGACTGTCTCGAAGGGGTGCAGCCCCTTGAAGGATTGATCGAACCTTGGACTCCAGAAGAATCCAAGGAGCGCTTTCTAAAGCTGTATCACGAATTGACCTGCCCTTTCTAGGGCTACTTGATTTCGATTAGGATTGAGATATGCCATCAATCGACCTCGGCAGCGCCGGCCCCCCTGAGAGCAAGCGGCTCTCCTGCCTGACTCCCTCCTGCGGCAAGTCTCCAATAGCTTATAAGGGCCTCTGCATGACCTGCTACAAGACCGCCAAGAAGTTGGTTGAGGCAAAGCAGACGACCTGGGAGGCTCTGGCTCAGATGGGACTGGCCGATCTCGGAACCTCCAACAAGTTCACCGAAGCCTTCAAAGCGAAGCAAAAGGAGCAATGATGCCTTCGATCTCTCAGCAAGCGCCTTCTAGGGCGATCAAGACCCTGCCAGGCTCGGTTCTCTCCGAGGCCATCGACATCTCGGAACTGGTCACGGACTACATCAAGATCGCGGTCTACGGCGCCAACAGGACGGGCAAGACGTACCTCGCCTCGAAGTTTCCCAAGCCTGCCCTCTTGATCTCCTGCGAGCCGGGGCAGAGCGGAGGCGCCAAGACCGCCAAGGCCGAGAAGGGAATCAGCTTCATCCACGTCGTCAACAAGGGAGAGAAGGACCATAGAGGAGTCAAGCAGAACGAGTGGGCCTCGACGAAGCTGACCCAGCTTGCCAAGGAACTCAAAGCGGTGAGTTGTCCGTTCAATACTATCATAGTCGACACCGTGACTTCTCTTCAGGACCTCATCCTGCAAGAGATACTGGACCTGCCCGAAGTTGCCGACCAGCTCAACTGGGGGATGGTCACCGAGGACCAGTACCGCCAGCGATCCGAGAGGACAAGGGAAGTCCTGCGGCCCTTCATCAACGTCGACGCCCACACGGTCTTCCTGGCGCAGATGAAGGATCACAACTCGATCAAGGGGGACCGGGTGATCTCGAAGATGCTGCGTGGCGCTCACTCGGAGTCCTTCTTCTCGGTCGACCTCGGAGGCGCCACCGCGAAGTGGCTTCAAGACTCCTGCGACTACATCTGCCACCTCTATCAGGAGAAGGAGATCAAGGTCGTTCCGGGCAGGTCGATCAAGATTCCGGGCAGCGAGAAGACCCGACCAGGTACGCCTACCGAGGTCGAGACCGGCAAGATGATCCGCAAGCTGCGTACGATGTTCCATCCGAACTTCATGGCCGGCTGTCGCTCAGAGGTTCCGCTGAACGTCCCTGAGTTCATCGAGGTCCCTCAAGAGCAGGAGGGTAAGAGGACCGACATCTTCGAGAGGATTGAGAGGCTGGTCATCGGAGTCAAGCAGCAGAAGGCAAGCGAGATTTAACCACGAGGCAATCACTGCGGGGCCTCTTTCAAAACCCGCGGACCCAAGGAGATAGATATCATGCCGGGAGTCAAGAAGAACGCACCGCTGGCCAAGAAGCTTGGCGCGAAGGTCGCCGCAGCTCACAAGGCAAACAAGGACAAGCCGCCGGAGGCAGGGAACGCTACCCTGCCATCGGGAATCGAAGGGGGAGTCGCCAAGCTGAGCATGATCAAGATTGACGAGTACAAGACCGGGGACCTCAAGGGGCAGCCCTACTTCATGGCGCAGGGAATCGTCCGCAGCCCGGTCTCTCACGACGGCAGACCGTGCCGAGGGTTGCACACGAAGATCGGGCCGATCCCTCTCTGCGACACGCCGGGCAAGGCCAAGGCGACCTTCGCAGAGCACTACGCGGACATGCTCAACCACCTCAAGCTGCTGGGGGTCGACACCGCCGCGACCGACGGGGACATGACGCCGGAGGAGGTCGACGCCTTCCTCCAGGCTTCGATGGAAGAACTGGTCGCCCCGGAGAACCCGACCTTCTTCACTTTCAGGACCTGGAAGGGCAAGAAGACCGAGATCGTCCAGCGCCAGGGCAAGTGGTATGCGGTGCAGGGGACCTCGACGAAGAGCGGCCCCTACGCGACGAAGGAAGAGGCGAAGAAAAAGAATCCCTATGCGGATCTCGAACCGCGAGTCAACGAGGAGTGGAACGGGCGCTGCGACGCCCCTGCCGATGAAGGCGAGGCTCCGATGGACGACTCGGCGCAGGAGGTTCCCGCAGACGAAGCGCCGCCTGAGACCGAAGCCGCCGGGGACGAGGCTCCTCCCGATGAAGGCGCCGAGGCTCCTGCGGCGGCAGAAGAGAGCGAGGACTGGGAAGCGGTCGCGGTGGCGGCGGACAAGGACCCTTCAGGCAAGACTCCCGCCGGCAAGGCCGCCTGTAAGAAGCTGATTGACCTGGGCCTCTCGCTGGGCATAGAGGCCGAGGCGATGAAGAACGCGGACTCTTGGGCCATCGTGCTGACGATGTGCCAGGAGGCCAGTGCCGCAGCGGAGGGTGGAGAGGCTCCCGGCGAAGAAGCGCCGAGCGAAGAGGCCCCGGCAGAGGAAGCTCCTGCCGAGGAAGCGCCGATCTCGCCGGTCAAGGGGTCGGTAGTCAAGTGGTGCTGGAAGACCAAAGAGGGTAAGCCGATGATCGACCCGAAAACCAAGAAGCCGCTGAAGCCCTCGGACTACGAGGTCCTGACCGTCAACCTCAAGAACGAGACGGTGACCCTCAAGAACCTGACGACCGAGAAGCCGGTGGTCAAGGACGGCAGGAGTCATCCGATTCCGTGGGGCCAGTTGGAGTAGTTGATCCATCGATGGTAGGGGAAGCGATGAAAGTAGTCTGATGCGAGCCGGAGAGAAATCGCTTGTACGGCTAGGACCAAAGGATGATGATAGTCGCCAACCTATTTACTATGAGGGGGCCGCCTTGCCAGGCCGATTGTTTGGGTCCTTCGGCCTCGGTCGGGACACCTCGGCCCCCTCACCTTTCAAGGCAAGTCGATGAGCGAACCTCTGAAGAAGAACCTGCGGCAGCGCAAGCCAGCGATCTGGACTCCTCGCCCCGAAGTCCTGCTGGACCCGCCGATTCCCGTTCCCCTCTCCGGCACCGCGCCGAGGGTCGTGATGGGGGAGGCTTGGTGGAACGAGGTCAAGGTCAAGGCGAGAGATTCAACCGACTATCACTGCATTGCCTGCAAGGACTTCGCCATCGGTCGCCTCGAATGCCACGAGCGATACGAGATCGACTGGCTGCTCGGTCGCTCGACCTACGTCGAGACCGTCCCTCTCTGCGGCAAGTGCCACGGCTTCATCCATCCGGGGTTTCTGAGGAGTCTAGTGGAGAAGGGGGTCATCTCTCGGCAGGAGATGGAGGACATCTTGGAGAGGGGCAGGAGCATCTTGAGAGAGGTCGGGCTGGAGAGACCGGACGACAAGCGCCATCGGTCCTGGTCCTCGGTCGAGTGGCAAGAGTGGCGCCTGGTCGTCGAGGGCAGGGAGTTTCCTCCCCTCTACGAGTCACTGGAAGCATTTCGCAAAGCGATGAAGGAGAACAAATGAAAGAGATCGAACCAATGCCATCCAAGAGGATGGTCGAGAATTTGATGAGGGAACTGTCTCAGAGAAACTATCGATACCAGGACCCTGACTATGCGGCCCTGAGCGAAGAGGAAGAGGAGATCACCAAGGAACTCTTGGCCTCTCATCCTCGCTTGAAGGCCATCGCAAAGCAGAAGAAGGCCATCGATGACCGACGGCGAAGGGAAGAAGAAGTCCTGAGCAAGAAGCTCAAGAGGATCAGGCAATGGTACTTCGCTAGTGGGGACATCGCCAAGGCCGTCAGGGAACTCAAGGCACTGGTCGCAGAACTCAACAAGGAGTAGTCAAGGATGATTGCTGTAGATACGGAGTGCACGGGGCTAGACCTATATCACGGCGCCAGGCCCTTCTTCGTGACCGTCGCTCACGAGGACCTGAGCACGACCGAGTGGCAGTGGGACGTCGACCCCCTGACCCGCAAGCCGATCATCTTGGCGCAGGACCTCCGCGAGATCAGGGAGGTCTTGCGAGAAGAGTCCGTCCTTCAGAACCGCAAGTTCGACTTCCACGCGCTGGCCTCAATCGGGGTCGAGCTGCCCTGGAACCCCGGCCACTGCACCTTGAGAGCCGGTCACGTCCTGGCCTCCTCGCAGCCTCACGACCTGACCTTGATGTGCTCGATCTATCTTGGTCACAATATCAAGCCCCTCGAAGATGCCCTGGAGGTCGCGGTCAAAGCTGCGAAGAAGATTGCCAAGGCCAAGTTTCCTCTCTGGCGCCTGGCGAAGGCCGGCGACCCCTTAATGCCCTCGATCAAGGGCAAGGACAAGGACAAGAAGGCCAAGGGAGTCGAGGAGGGTTCGACCTGGCGAGCCGACATGTGGCTACCCAGAGCCGTGGCGAAGACGCTGAAGTACCCTGAGAATCATCCCTGGTGGACCGTCCTCTCGGACTACTCCAACGGGGATTCGATCTCGACCTTGGCGCTCTGGAAGGTGATGGAGCGTGAGCTGAGAGAGAGGGACCTCTGGGAGGTCTACCTTGAGTGCATCAAGGCCCTCCCCTCGATCTGTCGCATGGAACGAGCCTCGGTAACTGCGATCAAGAGCCGCGCCGAGATCCTCAAGGTCGAGTACGGCAAGACCTCGGAGGCTTGCCGCCGGCGCTGCGTCGAGCTGAGCGAGGGGGCCATCGCGGTGCTGCCGGTCAACGGTCGCTCGAAGGCCCTCGACGAGGTCGTCTTCGGCAAGTTCAAGCTGAGCCATCCGAAGCGGACCGAGACGGGAGGGCCTGCGATGGACGCCGAGGTCCTCGACGACTGGGTCCACGAGCTGGAGTTTGGCAGTCCGGCGCAGGAGTTCGTCCTCAATCTTCAGCACTATCGCAAGCGGCAGACGGCCCTCGGCTACGTCAAGAGCTACGAGAAGTTCTGGTTGCCCGGAGAGGACGAGGACCATCGGCGGCTCTACCCGAACTACAACCCGACCGGGACGGTGACCATGCGCGGCTCGATGAGCAATCCGAACGGTCAGCAGATATCGAAGAAGAACCTCGCCGAGATGGGCGACCTCAAGAGGAAGGGCAAGAACCTGCGCTGGATGTTCGGGCCGGGGCCGGGGAGAGAGTGGGTCTCGATGGACGGGCAGAACCTTGAGCTGCGCATCCCGACCTTCGAGGCTCAAGAGAAGGACTTGATGTGGGTCTTCGAGCATCCCGATGACGGACCCTACTACGGCAGTTATCACTTGGTCATCTGCGACTTGCTCTGGCCGAAGGAGTTTGCGAAGTGGGGCAAGGGGTTCAAGGTCGAGTTCGAGGCGACCCTCTACCAGTGGGTCAAGAACGGAAACTTCTCGGTGATCTACGGAGCGCAGCAGAGGAAAGCCGATGCGACCTATCACCAGCACGGAGCCTTCGAGAAGATTCGCCACCGCTTCCCTCGCATCGCCTTGCTTTCCGATAAAATGAAGTCTTGCGCCGACAGGCTCGGCTACGTCGAGACGATCCCCGACTCTGGCCTGGGCTGCGCCAGGGGCTACCCCCTGCTCTGCCAGCGGACTCAGTGGGGCAAGATCATGCCGACGACCCCGCTGAACTATCACGTTCAGGGCACGGCTTGTTACTGGATGATGTTGGGGATGACTTCGTGCGATGCGCAGCTCGAAGAGTGGCGTCAAGACGAAGTGACCGACGGGGCCATCGTTCTCCAGGTTCATGACGAGCTAGTGATCGAGATGCCCAAGCGAGCGAAGCTGGGCAACCTGCCGCTCTATCGCAAGCTGCGGCATTTGATGGAGCAGAGCGGCAAGCGAATCAACGTGCCGACGCCGGTGTCGATGGAGTACCACGAATCTTCCTGGGCCGAAGGGATGGCGATCTGATGCCGAGACTGATTGACGAAGAGCCGAGTGCGAACGGTGCTGCGGTCGAGGGACCTGACAAGCTGATCAAGCCCTTCGCCTTCCACGGGCTGGACCTGAGCATCGAAGGGACTCAGGCCGTCGGCGACTGCCCCTTCTGCGACAAGCCGAGGAAGTTCTCGGTCAACTTGACCTCCGGTCTCTGGCGCTGCTGGGTCTGCGGAGCAGGAAGCGAGAAGGGCGGGGGCAACGTCTACACCTTCCTCTCGACTCTCTTGGCCACCTCGATGGCGGCGACTGAGACCTCTGCCTGGAAGTCTTTGGCTCAGGATCGGGGCATCCTTGACGTCGAGACCCTGCGCCAGTGGGGGGTCTGCGTCTCGAATCTCTCCGGCGACTGGATCATCCCCGGCCACAACATCCAAGGCAAGCTCTGCCAGCTCTATCGCTGGACGACGGCCCCCTCCGGCAAGCGGAGTTTACTGGCCTCTCCGGGTCTCTCGCACGGCATCTTCGGACGATTCCCCCTCGATCCTCTCAAGAAGAAGTTCTCGATCTGCGAGGGGCCGTGGGACGGAATGGCCCTCTGGGAGATCATGAGGCAGGCGAAGGACGTCGGTGAAGGAGAGGTCAGGAACCTGGGAGTCACCGGGAGCGAGGCGGCCTCGCTGCTCAAGGACAGAACCGTCCTGGCGGTTCCGGGCTGCAACGTCTTCCGCGACGAGTGGGCCTTGACGTTCAAGGACTGCGAGGTGGACCTGCTCTTCGACTCGGACCATCCTCGTCAGGTCAATGGCAAGACCTTCCGCGCCGGCTATGACGGGATGAAGCGAGTGGCCAAGCGCCTCGGCAGGAGCACGGAACCTGCGAAGGTCGTCAAGTGGCTCTGCTGGGGCGAGGAGGGCTTCGACCCGAACCTCCCCGACGGCACCGATCTTCGCGACGTCCTCAAGCGAGGCGTTGACCTCAAGGACCGTCTGCCTCATCTCTCCGAGTTGCTCAACAAGATTCAGCCGATCCCCGACGATTGGCTGCCCGGCAGGGACGAGGCGGCGGTCGCGTCGGGAGGCACTGAGATCAACTGCGCCTTCTGCCCCGACTGGAACACCCTGGTCCAAGCTTGGCGCAAGGCGATGTTCTGGACCGAGGGGCTGGATCGAGCACTCTCGGTGATGCTCTCCTCGGTTCTCTCGACTCGCAGCGCCGGTGACCAGCTCTGGGTCAAGATCATGTCGCCCCCCAGCGGAGGCAAGTCTACCCTTTGCGAGGCCCTCTCGGTCAACCATCGTCACGTCAAGGCGCTCTCGACGATCCGAGGATTCCACTCCGGCTACCGCGACCCGGAGTTGGGGGACAACTCTTCCCTGATCCTCAAGCTCAAGGACAAGTCTCTGGTGACCAAGGACGGCGACACGATCCTCCAGATGGGAGATCGCGACCGTATCCTCTCCGAGGCCCGCGACCTCTACGACACGACGGCTCGCTCTGACTATCGCAACGGCATGGGGATGGATCATGAGGGGATCAGGATGACCTGGATTCTCTGCGGCACGACGGCGCTGAGGGCCTTGGACCAGAGTCAGTTGGGGGCCAGGTTCCTCGACTGCGTGATGAAGGACCCGACCGAGGAGGACGAGGACTTGCTCCTCGACCGGATCATCAACCGCGCCGACCGCACCGCCGAGATCAGGACGAACTGCGAGATGGAAACTCACTACGAGCCTGCCCTGCTCCATGCGATGCAGTTGACCGGAGGCTACATCAACCGCCTCTGCGACGACGACTCTCTGCTCTCTCGCGTCGAGATTCCCCAAGAGGCTCGAACGCAGATCAAGAACCTCGGAAGGTACATTGCCTTCATGAGGGCCAGGCCGTCACTCTCCAAGGAGGAAGAGCGCCATGAGAAGGAACTCCCCTACCGCCTGGTCTCTCAGCTCACGAGGCTGGCGAAGTGCCTCACTGCCGTGCTCTCCAAGACCGCCGCCGACGGCGAGGTGATGCGCAGGGTCAGGCAGACAGCCCTGAACACCGGAGAGGGCAAGACCGTCGAGTACGTGGCCCACCTCTTCAAGGCCGGAGACGTAGGGGTGGTGCCGGAGAGCCTCGCAGTCTGGCTGCCCGACGAGGAGGCGAAGGTCCGCCACTACCTTCGCTTCCTGACGAAGATTCACGTGACCGAGATGTTCAAGCCGACGGCCAAGTTCAAGGGGCAGAACCCCAAGAACCGCTGGCGCTTGACCCCCAAGATGACCGAAGTTTACGGGGAGGTGATGTCCGATGCCAAGGCTTGAACCGGAGAGGATCGTCGAGACGGATCGCTACAAGCTGATCTTGGGGGACTGCCTTGAATCGTTGGCCTCTCTGTCTCAGGGGGCCGTCATCTCCGACCCTCCCTATGGCGTAGATAACAACTGCGACTATACGAGGTTCACCAACGGCATCGCTCCAAGCAAGAACTATGACCAAGGAATTGCGGGGGACTCTGAACCGTTCGATCCAACTCCGTGGCTGAGGTTCCCCGAGGTGATCCTCTGGGGCTGGCAGTTCTTTGCCTCTCACCTATCGGTCGGCACTGTCCTCGTCTGGAACAAGAAGGGGAGCAATCAGCTTGGAACTTTTCTCTCAGATGCCGAGTTAGCTTGGAAGAAAGGTGGAGTGGGGGTCTATCTCTTCGAGCACAAGTGGCACGGGTTCGACAAGGAGAGTGAGAGAGGAGAGGTCTCAGTTCATCCCTCTCAGAAGCCGGCAGCACTCATGCAGTGGTGCATCGAAAAGGTCAAGGCCAAGACGATCATCGACCCCTACATGGGGGCCGGATCGACCGGAGTGGCTTGCATGAGGCTGGGGCGAAAATTCGTCGGCTGCGAGATCAACGAGCACTACTTCAACATCGCAGTAGAAAGAATCGAGAGGGAGAGACTGAACCCTCAGACTGTAGCCTCTCAGACTCGGCAGAAGAATTGGAAGCGCTTGGAACAACTACTCAAGAAAGGATAGGCACATGCCTAAGTTCGACGACAGACCGCAGCTGGTCAACCGAGGAGCAGCGGGGTTAGTGACCAAGGTCAAGACTCCTGAAGCCGCGAAGAAGGCCGAGACTCAACTGGAGCGGGAGGAGCGGGTGATGCGAGAGGCGCCGAAGGACCGGATCGCCCCCTCGCTCAAATCCCTTGTGGTCAAGATCGACTCGCTGACCCCCGATCCGAACAACGCGAAGAAGCATCCTGAGAAGTCGATCCGGGCTATCATGCTCTCCTTCGCCCTCTTCGGTCAGCGCAGGCCCTTAGCTGCAACGAAGGACGGCATCGTCATCGCAGGCAACGGGAGCCTCGAAGCGGCCAAGGCGCTCGGCTGGACGAAGATCGCGGCGGCCAGAGACGACGACCTCTCTGAGGCCGAGCTTGCCGCCTACGGGATGGCGGACAATCGAAGTGCCGAGCACGGTCGCTGGGACTTCGAGCAAGTCGCCAAGCTGGAGCAGATGGTCTCGAAGGCCGGGCTGGAGATGGTCGGCTGGAGCCTAGACGAGCTAGAGGTGCTGAGAGCGATGGACTTCGCCGAGCCTGCCTCGCCCGAAGACTTCCCCGAAGTCGGTGAGGACATCGAGGTCGATCACATCTGCCCCCGCTGCGGGTATGCTTTCAGCGGAGGAGACGTTCAAGCGAAGGAAGGTCAGGAGGACGAAGCGCCATGACGCTCTGGCTGATCTGCCCTCAACCAGCTGGCAAGATGAACGGCTGGGTCGAGAGAAGGAACATAAGCAAGGAACCTTGCCGCACCATCCGTGCGGGGGGGGGTCGGGTTCGGTCTGGGAAGCTACTACATAGAGGAGGATGGTCAGATGCCGAAGCTCTGCGATGACATCGACGAGAAGCCCCCCTACCGAGTGCCCAGCATGGCCGAGATCACGGCGATCCCCTGGAACGGTCTCACGGTGGTCTCTACCTTCTCCGGCTGCGGAGGCTCCAGTCTGGGTTATCGAATGGCCGGCTTCCGCGTCCTCTTGGCCTCGGAGTTCGTCGAGGCCGCCAGGGACAGTTATCGAGCGAACATGAGGCCGGGGACGCACCTTGACGAGAGGGACATACGAGAGGTGACGCCAGAGAGCGTGTTGAAGATCATCGGCATGAAGCCCGGAGAGCTAGACCTATTAGACGGCTCGCCGCCCTGTGCATCATTCTCGACCGCAGGCAAGCGGCAGCGGGACTGGGGGGCGGTCAAGAAATATTCGGATACCTCGCAGCGAACCGACGACCTGTTCTTCGAGTTCGCACGATTGCTCAAGGGCATTCAGCCGAAGACCTTCGTCGCCGAGAACGTCTCAGGACTCGTCAAGGGAACGGCCAAGGGATACTTCCTGGAGATTCTCAAGGAGCTGAAGGCTTGTGGCTATCGCATAGCTTGCAAGGTCCTTGATGCGCAGTGGCTAGGAGTCCCTCAGCAGCGGCAGCGCTGCATCTTCGTCGGGGTGCGGAACGATCTGGAGGACTCCGACGGCAAGCCGCTGATGCCCGCTCACCCGAAGCCATTGCCCCATCGCTACTCGGTCCGCGAGGCGATCCCGTGGATTTCCGAAGTTGGTCGCGTGCCAGGAGGAGACTTCAGCAAGAAGGGGACCGACAAGGAGTGGGAGGATGCGGGGCAAAGACCGGCACCGACCATCATTCACACGTTTCGAGAAGCTACCGGCAACAGAGTGCCGGAGGTCAAGACGATCATCACCAACGACAAGAGAGCCGGAGTGGTCGAGAACTCCGCCGACGATCCGGCGATGACCGTGCGAGGCACGAGGTCAGGTTCTCACGGGGTCAAGGTCGAGGTTGGCGCCAACGTGGCCTTCGGCGAGGAGGGCTGGAAGGATGCAGAGAAGGAACCGGCTGGCACCATTGGTGCCAGTCCCAACAGCGGCAACGGCAGATCAGGGGGCGGGGACGTGCGGCTGACGCAGGTCGAGTCCGATTCTGACATGTCGAGGTTCGCGGTCGGGGCCGAGGCCGCGAAGCTCCTGCCAGGAGAGCAGAGCGACAAGTTCTTCCAGCTAGTCCGCGCCCCCCTCGATGGAGCCTCACCGACCGTCACTGCCGAAGGTGGGACTCCCTCGCTGGCATCGGTCTGTCACCCGACCCTGCAGCGAAAGTTCTCCATCGCGGAGCTGCGCCGAATCTGCGCCTTCCCCGACAACTTCGTGCTCACAGGATCATATTCCCAGCAATGGGAGCGCCTCGGTCGCGCAGTGCCTCCGCTGATGATGAGGGCGGTCGCGGAGACGGTCAGAGACCTCGTCCTGATCCCCGCCGTCGACAGGAAGGTGCTCTCTGCGAAGGTTCGCCTCGCCAACGCTCGCCCCCTCCTCGTCGGCCAGTCTCCCTCGGTGCTGACCGACGCCAGAGAGGATCGCAGAGCCTCCTCCGGCAACTCAGGGGAGCGCCTCGCTGCGGTGCTGGGCACGTCGCTGGCGAATCTCTTGACCTCCTTCGAGGCGGTCAACTTGATCGACAGATTCCGGGGTCACTCGGAGGGCGGCAAGGGAGACATCTTCCCCCTCGACGAGGCACGTCGCACTGCCTGCCTGTTGTCAGTCTCTGGCAGGCGAGTGGTCTTGGTAGGTCGAGGGGTGGCCGAAGCCTTCGATCTGGCAGACATGGCATTCCTGGAGGTCAGGCAGGTCAAGGGGGCGACGTTCCTCTTGCTGCCCCACCCTTCGGGAGTCGACTCGTGGTGGAACAAGGGGAGCAACATCGAAGCAGCGACGAAGGCTCTATGCAAGATGCTGGGGCAGAAATGAGAGACCCCGGCTCGATGGCCGGGGATTTTGAAGTCAGGTTGACGTGACTTGCCTAGGCTTCGATCTTCGCGGCCATCTTCTTGCCCGCCGCCGTGACCTCGAAGAGGCGCTCCTTGACTCCATCGACGTCGATGACCTTGTCGCGGACCAAGCCGCGAGTGATCAGGCTGACGTAGCCGTGGTAGGCTTCGATGGACTTGCGAGCTTCGGGGGTAGCCGAGCCGGTCAAGCCGACGACCTGATTCGGGCCGACCTTGGCCTTGCTCGCGAGGGGATTGCGAGAGAGTGGGCCGTGCTTGGCCAGGGCTTTGAGGATGCGAACCTGGGGCTTGCGAAGGCCGTCGTTGGCCTCTCGCTGGGCCGGCGCCGCCTTCTTTGAGGCCTTCTTGACCTTCGGGGCCTTAGCAGCTTGCGCGGGGGCGGAGACGGTGGCGACGTTGTTCTCGGTCATGGGTGGACTCCTTGAAAGGGTTTGATGGTGCTGAGGATCAATCGTCCTCACGTCTTCACTATAGCCTGAGGTGCTGTAGATGGCAAGGGGGTTTTGGCGTAGATGACCGGTTTTGCACGAGATTTTCTTGACTCTCAACGCAAGTTCTTGGAGTATACTGAGATAAGTAGGGCAACTTTTTTCGACAATCTTTCAGGAGACCTTGATGGTAGAGGAGAAAATCTGGCTGATTTACTTGGTGACGAACCTTGTAAACGGGAAAATCTACGTCGGGCAAACGAGTCACACGTTAGCCTTTCGATGGATTCATCACAGGTCCTCGGCGAAATTGGACAAGAAGACTCTCCTGCACCGTGCGATGCGAAAGTATGGAGAGTCTGAATTTTCTATGAAGGAGATTGGAAGAGAAAACTGAGCGAGGCTCATCTCGGAGTTCCCTTGTCCGAGGAGCACAGGCAAAAGATCAGCAAGGGTCAAACTGGAAAACTACATCCAAAAGGAAAGAAAAATGCCGACTGAAGCAAAACTAGAGAAGGGCAAGAAGTGGACCTTTGACGAAGATGTCACGAACAACTTTGATCAGATGCTCTCACGTTCCATTCCCAGTTACGACGAGATGCGCAGGCTCTGCTTCGAGGTAGGCTGCAAGTTCGTCAAGCCGCAGACGGCAATAGTCGATTTGGGTTGCAGCAGGGGCGAGGCGCTTGCGCCGTTCGTCGCGAAGTTCGGAGCCTTCAATCAATACGTCGGGGTCGAGGTCTCGCCTCCGATGCTGGCAGCGGCGCGGGAGAGGTTCGCCGGGCTGATCTCTTGCGGAGTCGCTCACGTTCAGGAGCTGGACTTGAGGACGACCTACCCGCCCTTCCTGGCCTCGCTGACCCTCTGCGTCTTGACTCTCCAGTTCACGCCCATCGAGCATCGGCAGCGAATCGTCCGAAGCCTCTTCAACAGTACTCTGCCGGGCGGCGCGGCGATCCTGGTCGAGAAGGTGATGGGGTCTTGCTGCGAGACCAACGACCTGCTCAACTCTCTCTACTGGCAAGTCAAGGAGGCCAACGGCTACAGCAAGGACGACGTCGAGCGAAAGCGCCTGGCGCTGGAGGGAGTCTTGGTCCCTGTGACGGCGCAGTGGAATGAAGACCTCTTGACCTCTGCGGGGTTTTCGTACGTCGAGTGCTTCTGGCGAACCCTCAACTTCGCCGGCTGGGTCGCGATCAAGGGAGCTTGAGATGCACCTCGCTCTCTCGCTGCGAGTGTTCAAGGAGTCAGAGCCGCGCAGAGCCTCGATTGACGACCCCTGCCAGACCGTCAATGCTAGAGGCCACGCTGACGGAAACCAGGGAGACTGGCGGCTGGTCGCTGACGAGGGAGAGTCAGTCGGCAGTCCTCCTCTCTCTCTCTTGCTGAGCGAGCCGATTGACAGTCCGATTCTCAGGGACGTGAAGCGATGAAGGTCTACCTCTGCGGGAAGTTCAAGCACAACAACGGAATGGGTAGGTTCGATCTCTCGGTCAGGTGCTGCTTCACCGTGCAGGCGATGAGTCTCAACGACGTGGCATACTGGCTCGAAACTGACGACGGCTCGCCGGTTCCCCTGCCCCCCCCCGTCGCTCCTGGTCAACGAGCCGCCTGACAGTCCGGTGTTCAAGGAGTCAAGATGAGAGTTAGAATCTGGATGGAGCATTCGATAGGCCAGCCAGCCAGCCAGCCAGCCTTGGACTCCGGCAAGGTGAGATACTTTGAGGGAAGGGCACACTACTTCGTTGACGTCACTCACAGACCGGCAGAGACGGTCTGTGAGAGGCCGGTCGAGCTAGTCTTGGAGACGATCCCCGATGCCTCCGTTCCCAACTGATGACTCCCCGCCGAAGATCAGGACTCCGCAGGCTAGGCTCCTCGTCGTCCTGGCCGGAGAGGACTGCCCCCCAATGACGAAGCCCGCGCTCTCCGAGGCCGCCGGATTCTCGGTCGGCAGCGGGACGATCAACTCAAGCATCAACGGAGTGCCGGAGAACTCAAGCTCCGGCAAGGCTCGACCGGGGTTGCTGGAGATGAAGTTGGTCCGGCGGATTGACCTCGACGTCGACGGGCAGTCCGAGTTGGTCTACGTGATCACCGAGGCCGGCAGAGAGGCGCTGAGAGCTTGGATGGCAGAGCGAGGGGGACTGCCCCCGATGAGGGACAAGACCATTTCCACCAACAGGAGGTACGGCGATGGGAAGGCGAAGGAAGACAGAGGAGAAGATTGACTCGACGAAAGCCTGCCGATGCGGGAGCGGCTTCTACTGCCACCGGCATCAGCGATACGGGACCGACTCCTCGCTGATCAATGAGGCAGGCTCGACCTCTCCGAATCTGTACAAGGTCCCCAAGAAGCGAGGCCACAAGGGACGGGTCGACATGGGAGGTCAGTACTGATGCCGAAGTTCCCCAAGAGCCTCGAACCGAGGAAGCCTCGACGGGCCAAGCAAGCGCCGCCGCCGAGCAGGGAGGCGTTGATGAGGTCTGCCCTGGCATCGGTCCTGCGCAGGCTGGGCTTGGTCTCTCACGTCGTGCCGACCGACCTGGCTCTGCTGGCATTGGCAAGAGACTTCTCTGCGGGAGGGAAGGGCCTTGCCGACGACCGAGGGGCGGCGGTCGACGTCAAGCCCTTCGCCGATTGCCTCTCGCCGCCCGACCCTTTTATTGATGAGGAGATTCCGTTCTAGTCATCGAGAACAGGCGCGTCACGGTTTGCGGCTAGTACCGAGCGGAGACGCTCAGAAGGCTAAGGGTCGGATGATGCGAAAATCCCTGCCTGCTCGACGACGCGCCGGCTCGTGCGAACTTCGCGACTTTGGTCCAAGGGAGGCGAGCCGGCATTTTTCTTTGAGGAGGTTCGATGTCTCTGATCCGCTACTCGATTCCCAAGCTGCTGCGGCGCGACGCCCGCGTGATGGTCAAGAGGGCCAACGACATCCTCGCCGAGTACGAGGCGCAGGGCCTTGTGCTCACGCTGCGCCAGCTCTACTACCAGTTCGTCGCGAGGGGCTTCTTGGCGAACAAGCAGAAGAATTACAAGAAGCTGGGGCGGGTCATCGGGGACGCCCGGCTGATGGGCAGAGTCTCGTGGGACTCCATCGAGGATCGGACCCGTAGCCTCAAGCTCTTGGAGCACTTCGCCGGGCCGCAGGAGGCCCTCGACAAGCTAGCTCGGTGGTACGCGGTCGACCTCTGGCAGAACCAGCAATGGCGTCCCGAGGTCTGGATCGAGAAGGACGCCCTCACCGGCGTCATCGAGAAGGTCTGCGACGAGAACGACGTGCCCTACTTCTCTTGCAGAGGTTACACGAGCCTCTCCGAGATGTGGCGAGCGTCGGAGAGACTTAAGCGATGGCTCTCGGCTGGGCAGCGCCCCTTCATCATCCACTTCGGCGACCACGACCCTTCGGGGGTCGACATGAGTCGCGACATCTTCGCTCGACTCTCGCAGACCTTCGGAGCCGACTGCGACTTCGAGAGGGTCGCCCTGACGATGGCTCAGGTAGAGGAGCACCAGCCGCCGCCGAACCCGGTCAAGCAGACTGACAGTAGGTACAAGGCATACGTCGCGGAGTTCGGAGTCGAGGAGTGCTGGGAGCTTGACGCGCTGGAGCCGTCGAAGTTTCGGGAGCTGATCGAGGTGGCGCTGAGTCCCCTGCGAGACCAAGCTACCTGGGATGCCGACCTGAAGGAGAGGGAGAGAGTGCGGGAACAGCTAAAAGAAATCGGGCGAGAGTGGGAGGGGATTCCGCAGAGGAAGAAGGACCTCGCGGCCTCTTTGAGGAAGGTCTCAGCACTTGCAGCAAAAGTTTCGGAGCTTGAGGATTCCTTGAAGAAAGCAAGGAAAAAGCGAAAAAATAAGCCTTCTTCTTAATACTATATATATATAGTAATATATAAGTAGACTAGTACTTAGCCTCTTCAGGTTAGGCTTATAGATTATGAAAGCAAGGCCGCGAAAGCAATACCAAAAAAAGAAAATTTGCAAAATTCCCTTGCTGCCCCTAGAATCGAAAAAAGGCCGGCTTCGGTCGGCAGGTTCAGGGGAGGGCGGTGACATGAAGAGCAACCACTACCAGGACGAGGGAGACGTCGTGATGATCTACAAGGGACTCTCGGTGCGGCTCTGCGGCTGCCTGATCGAGGTGGAGCGAGACGACGATGCGCAAGAGGCCAGAGTCTTGGTTGACACCGGCGGCAGGACCTCGCTCGATCCGCTGGACTTCGAGGCGGTCAAGTCTCAGGCGAATCTCTTGCGAGAGAGGGCGCAGCGCTTCTTCGGGGCAAGGTGGAAGGTTTACGCCTGGGACGGGAAGGTGGCGGTCGTTGCCGCTCCCTCTCAGGATCAGCCAAACAAGGCGGGATAGAGATGAAAGAAGCATTCCTCGAATCGATCAGGATGATCTATCCCGACGGCCTCGACGTCTTGACTGACGGCTACCAGTGGCGGGACATTGTCAGGATTTACAGCATGGGCTGGGCCGATGCGCTGATGGCGACCGGGCAGAAGGAGAAGTTGGAGGAGTGGCTTCTCGAAGCGAAGGCTCTAACTGACGAGAACTGGATGCCTGACTCCTCTTGGCGTTGGTGGTAGCGATGAGCGCTGACGAGCAAGAGGTCAAGGCGGTCTTCCCTGATGCCAGGATCGTCTGGGATTCAGAGAGCCAGCGCTTCAAGGTCTACCGCAAGGTCGGGGAGTGCTCAGTGGCGCTCTCGTCGAGCTGGGAGACGGCTTCGATGGCCTGGTACGAGGCTGCGAAGTTGCTTAGGGAGAAAATTCAAGTTTCTTAGTGTTGACTTTCAGCAAGTCTACTCCTGAGGTACAGGAGGCCGCAAGGCTGGGATGGTGCAACTCCGTCCGAGAAACTTTATCAAGAATCTAAAGTGCAGGTCGGGGGTTGGTTCAGCAAAGGAGGAAAGATGAGTTCGGTTGCGTCTTGTTTGAAACCTTGGAGTGGTGAGAGGGATGAGTTCGAGGGCCTCTCTGCTCAACAGAGGATGGCCGTCGAAGCATTGTTGGGTCGCGAAGATTTCGACTTCACCGAGGCTTGCAAGAGCGCCGGCTATCTCTCCCCCTCCTCGGTCGCCAACAAGCTGATGAAGCATCCCATCGTCAGGACCATCCTCGCTCGCCGGATCACTCAGCGCTGCGAAGAGCTTGGCCTCAATCCTCAGAGGGTGATCCTGGAGCTGGCTCGGCTGGGATTCATGGACGCCAGGAAGGTCATCGACCCAATCACTGGCACTCTGCTTCACCTCAAGGATATGGATGCTGATACCGCTGCCTGCATCTCCTCCATCAAGGTGACCAAGCGAGTCATCTCAAGAGCAAAAGCTGACGATCCCGATGGAGTCGACGAGGACGAGCAGACGACCGAGATCAAGTTCTGGTCCAAGCCTGCCGCGCTGGAGATACTGGCCAAGCACGTCGGCATCCTAGAGCAGCTGGCTCCTCAACTCAACGTCAACATCGTCGGCCCGGACTTCTGGGACGGGCTGGCCAAGCAGGTAGCGGCAGCGAGCGAGGATCAGGTAGAGAAGCGCCTTGCTGAAGCTAAGGTCGCGGCCATCGAGGGTCCTGACACCTTGGACGGAGAGGAGCAGAAGACATGAGAATCTTGCTCATCAACCTCGTTCTCTACTTCATTCGCTTGGTTCGTTTGGATTGGCGGATGATGAGGCGCTGTATCGTCGATGGCGAGAGATTCTGTCATCTCTGGGAACTCAAGGTCGGGGAAGTCTTCAGGATGGAGGATGACTTCAAGGTTCTCATCGTAGTTCAGTCTCCCGTAGTTTGCTGGCGAAAGGGAAGCTGGGGAGTAATGTCTCTGCCCATTACTGGAGAGTGGCAGACTCCCGACGAAGAATTCAATCGAGGTCTCTCATCCTCATGAAGTCTCTCTTGACCGAGCTGCGCGACCCTCTCAAGCTGGGGGCCTTCCTCTGGCCCGAAGTTCAGTTCTATGACAAGCAGCGCGAGATCGTCAGGTCCGTCGAGAACAACTACGAGACCTACGTGCCCTCCTCGAACAAGGCCGGCAAGGACTTCGTCGGGGGCTTCGTCGGGGCGACCTGGTTCCTGCGCCACTGGCCTTGCAGGGGAATCATCACGTCAGTGAAAGATGAGCACACTGACGTTCTCTGGGGCGAGCTGCTGCGGTTCATTAGGACCGCGAAGTATCCTCTTGAGTCGAAGGACGGGGGGCCGCTGGTCGTCTACGACAGGGAGATTCGCCGGATGGTCAAGGGCAAGGTCTGCGAGATTTCCTATCTCAAGAGGCAGTGCTGGGATCAGCAGGAGGGCGGGGCAGGTCATCACAGCCCCTATTCGATCTTGATAGGCGACGAAGCCTCGGCCCTCGACGACTCGGTCAGGGTTCAAGGACAGGGCTGGGCCAAGAGGATGCTCTGGATTTTCAACTGCAACCCGACTGAGAACTTCGTGCGGAAGGCCGTCGAGGGCGGAGACATCATCAATGAGCGGAGGATCGTGGCATAGTGAAGGCCGTCACCGACTATCTGCGCAAGATCATCACCATCAGCGCCGAGGACTCCCCCAACGTCAAGCTCGCTCTTGAGCAGCGGGCGTGGGGGATCGAGCCGACCGGCGAGGTGATCTTGCCGGGAGTCCTGACCTGGGACGAGTACCTGGAGCGCAGGACTCTCTGGGACGAGGAGCGGCAGACCATCGGCCTTGACGCCAAGTTCTACGTCGGCGCCTCGGTGATGCTCTTTCCTCCCTCGTGGCTTCAGCGAGCGAACCAGCGCTGGAGGGACCTCTCCTCTTCAAAGAGCAGGCTGGGCGTCGCTCTGGGGGTCGATTCTGCGCAGGGGGGCGACAACACGAGCTACGCGGTGGTCGACTACTTGGGGCTGATCGACCTGATCTCGAAGAAGACCAAGGACACGACGGTGATAACGAGGGACGTCAGGGAGTTGATCGTCAGGCATCGCCTTGATCCCTCGCGGGTCTACTTCGACATCGGCGGCGGAGGCCACCAGCACGCCGACCGCCTGCGCAAGGAAGGATTCGGAGTCAAGACCCTGGCCTTCGGCGAGAGCCTGATGATGGAGCCGAAGCACGGCATGAGGCTGGTGCAGGAGCGCATAGAGAATCGCGAGGAGCGGTACGTCTACGTCAACCGCCGAGCGCAGCTCTACGGCGAGTTCTCGAACCTCCTCGACCCCTCCTCAGAGTCCTTTGCGTTGCCGCCTCCTAACCTCGGAGAGCAGTACGAGCAGCTCCTGTTCCAGCTGTCCAAGATGCCCAAGCTGCTCGACGACAAGGGGCGCTACTGGATGCTCCCCAAAGGTGGTCAGTCCGAGCAGATGAGGAAGCAGAAGCTGACCAAGACCCTGACTCAGATCATCGGCCACTCCCCCGACGAGGCCGACGCGGTCGTGCTGGCGGTGTTCGGCATGACTCAGGAGTTCGCCGGGTTCACGGCAGGTGGCGGTTGACACAAGGAGCATCTATGTCTGCGACCAACGGTAACGGCAGCGTCAAGCCCTCAGAGTCTCCTCTCGACGGCGAGTTCAGCCGGCAGAGCATACGCAACGAGGGTCTCGTGATGAACGAGATCACCTCGCGGATGGCGCTGTTCCAGAAGCTCTTCGACCCTCGGCGTTCGATACCCGACGAGTGCGGTCACCCGGCCTCCGTTAGCGCCATCACCATCCAGCAGTACCAGGACCTCTACGACCTCGACCCGATAGCGGCCAGAGTCGTCGAGTGCCTGGTGCGTGAATCCTGGCAGGTCAACCCGCTGGTGTTTGAAAAAGAAGCGGCCAAGAAAGTGACGCCGTTCGAGCTGAGGCTCGACGCGGTCGGTCGGCACTTGCGGGGGGAGAAGTCCTGGTTCCTGCCAACCGACGATGCGAATCCTCTCTGGGAGTGGGTCAGGCGGGCGGATGAGGTGTCGGGGATTGGTTCCTTTGGGCTGATGCTGCTGGGCTTCAACGACAAGCTGCCGACCTCGGCTCCGGTCGGCGGGGCGCTGACGGTCAACGAGCGACCCTCGAAGCTGCTGCCTCTGAGAATCGTCAAGGGCGGCAAGGTAGTCAACGACTTCGTGCCGACGCAGAGCGACCTGCGGGAGGTCTACGGGGACGACCCGCTGGCGAAGGCTGCGATGATGCACCCCCAGCCCAAGGCGACCGAGGGGATGGAGCTGCTCTCGCTAAGGGTCTTCCCCGAATCCCTGGTGCAGATCGCTCAGTTCGAGACCAACCCGAACAGCCCGCGCCGAGGTCAGCCGATCCGCTACGCCATCACCCTCAACGACCCCCGGACCTTCCACGGCGGGGGCGGGCTGGTCGACACCTCGATGCTCTACGTCCACTGGAGCAGGGTGCTGCACCTGGCCGACGACCTCGGCCCCTCGGAGATATTCGGCAAGCCTCGGATGCAGCAGGTGCTGCCTCGCATCCTCGACCTGCGCAAGCTCTACGGCGGGGACGCCGAGGCGTACTGGAAGAACATGCTGATGAGGCTCTTCCTTGAGACGCACCCCTCGCTGGGCGGTCAGGTCAAGATCGACATCGAGGCGCTCAAGACGATGATGGAGAACATGGACGGGGGCCAGCGCTGGGGCTGGCTGTCAGGTCTCACTGCAAAGACCGTCGCCCCGACCGTCGTCGACCCGACTTCCCACATCATGGTCCAGATCGAGGCGATCTGTATCAAGCTGGGCATCCCCAAGCGAGTGTTCATGGGGTCGGAGCGCGGCGAGCTGGCGTCCTCTCAAGACGACCAAGCGTGGAACGATCGGCTCAAGTTCCGGCAGAACTCTTACATCACGCCGCGCATCATCATGCCGCTGATCGACCGGCTGATCTGCGTCGGAGTCTTGTCGGAGCCGCAGGGCTACCACGTGCAGTGGCCAGACCTGACCTCGCACTCGGACAGCGACCGCGCAGGCATCTTGACGCAAAAGGCTCAGGCATACGCGACCTACATCTCCGGCAACGTCGAGAGCTTGATCCCTCCGATGGAGTGGATGACGAAGTTCGACAACCTGACCGAGGAGCAGGCGCGGGCGATCCTCGGCAGCGCTGCGGCGGAGTACGATGCGCAACCGTTTGATGGCGAAGAGGACTCGGGAGAGAGCTACGAGGGAGACGACGGCGGGGCATCTCCCTTCACCGACGAGGACTTCGCCGGCATCAACATTGCCAACTGTGGGGGCGAGGGCAGCGGAGTCCCAGGTCCATGCAAGGGTGCCGGAGACTTGGTTGCTCAGGTCAAGAAGGAGGGATTTTCCTCCGAGAAGGTCAAGGCCCAGCTGCTGGCACTGGCCTCGACGATGGACGAGAAGTCTCTGAGAGCAGAGGCTGAGAAGCTGAACATCTTCACCGCCAAGGGCAAGAGGCAGCTGGTCGAGAAGATGTACGGCGCGCTCAGCGAGATCGCCGCGACGCAGAAGATGGCTGACGCGAAGCCCTTCACCGCATAGGGAGGTTGCCGTGATAGTCAACGCACCTCGCAAGAAGAAGGCTCCGAACCCTCTACGCGTAGACCCGACCAGGACCGCCTCCCTGCGCAGGGCCTTCGAGCGACAGCTGCGGGTGCGGTTCGAGAGGCTCCGCGCCAAGCTCAAGGCGCTACTAGTTGACGAGGACGCTTTCGGACTGGACAGCTCGGCGCGGGACCACCCGTTCGGGCCGTTCGTCAGTAGGAATTACCTCTACGTCAACTGCGGTGGTCAGGGTTCAGGGGTGCCAGGTCCGTGCCCCAGCGGAGTGACTCCCGACGAGGCGAATAAGGGTCGGTCCTTCACCAACCGTCTCAAGGCCCTCGGCACCAAGGCAGGAGAGGTCGAGCATGCCCTCAAGGACCAGATCGCCTCGAAGATAGCACTGCTGCCTCGACCTCTCCAGACCGGTCTCTCGGTTCTCTACCACACCGCCTTTGCCGGATGGACTGCCTCGCAAGCTTTGGCAGAAGCTGTGGCAGTAGAACGCGGCTCGACCCCTGAGCAGGCCAGGAGGCTGAGGGGGGTCCTCGCCGCCGTCGACATCGCGGCCTTCAAGCCGGTCGCCATCGGTCTCTCTGCTTCGGGAGTCGGTACCGGAGTCCAGGCACTGACGTGGGTCGTCCCTCCGGCAACCGGAGCCTACCTCGCGTACAGCACGGCTCGCAGCCCAATCAAGACCGCGAAGGCCGCGCTGAAGCTGGTGCGGGACTCGCTACGGTCGGCGGCAGGTGGATTGCTCGACAAGGTCTCAGTCATGCCTCAAGGGGTCGGCAACGTCGAGGCATCCCTGACCGAGTTGATGGCTGATGCCCTCGAAGCTCACGACTACGACGACTGGTACATCGCCATCTTCACGCAGGCAATCTCCCTCGACCTCTCTCCTCAAGAAGCGGTGGCGCTGGCCGACGAATTGTGGAAGGACTCAACGCCTCCCTGGGGAGAGGATATTGACTCGGATGCCGAGGAGCTGTTTGGCAAGAAGGGACTTACCGCCAATGCCGGTCGCTGGCAGTTCGCCTCGGACCCAGAGAAGGTTAGGCAGTTCAAGGCTTGGCTGCGCAGGGAGATGGAGGGCGAGCTTACTTCAAGAAGTGAGAGAGAGCTGTGGGAAGCCTATACGAAGCTGGGTCTCCAGAAGGGGGCGGGCAGGGCCTTCGACGACACGCGTCGACCGCAGAGGGTGGCGGCAGAACTCTCCGGCAAGTCAGACTTCTACCTCGGCTCGCGGGACGAGTTCCTGCGCAGTGCCTTCAACCGTCCGGTCGCGATAGAGAAGGTGCAGCTGCTGGCCTCGCGGTCCTTCGACGAGCTGGAGAACGTCACGACCGCGACGGCCACCAGGATGACCCGGCACCTCACCGACGGTCTTGTCAAGGGCGACTCGCCGAGAGACATAGCCAGGGACCTCGACCGCGACCTTGACATTGGGGAGAACCGCAGCCTGGTCATCGCTCGGACCGAGATCGTCCGCGCCCATGCCGAGGGGCAGCTGATGGCGCTGGAGGAGCTTGGAGTCGAGGAGGTCGGGGTCGTGGTGGAGTGGTCGACGGCGGGAGACGACCACGTGTGCGAACTCTGCCAACCTCTCGAAGGAGTGGTGCTCAAGATCGACGAAGCCAAGGGGATGCTCCCGCGTCACCCGAATTGTCGCTGCGCGTGGCTGCCGGCAAACGTCGGTGAGGACTCGAAGGACCAGAAGGACACCAAGTCCTCCATCGGCCGTGCCCTCGACATCTCCGTCGAGAGGGAGGGCGGTGAGGAGAGTAGGTGGGTCGGAGCCGACCTGACCCCGGCCAGGGACAGGCCGCAGAGCTTGGTCGGCAACGAGGACTACCTGAGCGCCTTCAGTAGGGCGCTGGGCAAGATCAAGGAGGTGCGGTGATGCTGACCCTGACGAACGGAACTCCTCTCACAGCTACCGAGGCCAAGATGCTTTCGATCCTCTCGGACGGTGAGCCTCACTCCCGCGAGGAGATGTTCGAGTGCATTTGGGACGAGCAGGCGTCTATCGAGACGATCAAGTTTCACATCTGCAACCTGCGCAAGAAGCTCAAGCGAGGGCTGACTATCCTCTGCCAGTTCTATAAGCGGTCGATGTACTATCGCCTGATCAAGCTGGTCGGCGAAGCACGTCGCAAATCCTTTCTATTAGAGACTACGGCTTGACGCCGTTTCCTCTTTCTATTCCTTCCCCGCCTTGCTAGATTTCGTTCATGGAATCCCTCTTGGTCAATCTAGGCAGGGCGGTGCCGCAGCAGATGGGCGGGCGAGACTACCTCGTCGCGCCGCTGACG